AACCTACCGTTTATTTATACCGTTAAAAAGGACAACTAATACTTGACACAGCGCGCATATTAATATATAATAAGCACATAAACAAAAAGTTCGCTAGCTCAACCAAAGGGGGAGTAAATGAATCAAGAAACCATATATCAATACATTTGTGGTATACTAATTATTGTTGGTTTTGTAGTTTTTTATATTATTGCTGTATGAAGTAAAGAGAAAGACGTCTTGGACGCGGGTGCGAATCCCGCCAGGTCCACCAAAGTATACTATAAATGAGGTCGTAGCGGTTTGTAAAAACTTTAGTACATACCTTAGATAATAGTATACTTTATTGGGCCTGAAATAGATTCGACAGGGCAGCAAGTAACAGAATGGACAGCACATCAGCAACGATGTAAAAAGAAGAAAAAAAGTAAACGCAAACGACTCACAGTTCGCTTTAGCCGCCTAAACTCGGCTTAGGGTTTCGATAGGTTTCCTCGTAACAGAATAACCTATCATTTTACACACTCATCACACACAAGGAGATTAATATGAGTAATATGTCACCGTTCGAGATTCGCCTAGAACTTTTAAAAATGGCGAAGGATATGCTCTCAGAAGAGTATTATGGTAAGAAAGATGTGGTCAGCAATGATTGGCATTCTAAAGTAGCAATGGCTGAACGAATGGGGCAACCGAGCCCAGATCATCCAGCATATCCAGCGTTTCCTAAAGAAACTGATATAATTGCAAAAGCAAAATTACTTAATTCTTTCGTTTCTAACGAAAACTAAGTACTAAAGGTTTTGGTTAGTTCCTTAAAAACTAACCATTTTATTAATTTTACTACAACCAAATGAAAACATATACACAATCATTTTTAGTAGCAGTATCCGCAATTTGTTTAATTTCAATTTTTACACAAGTAACAACATCAAAACTACACAATTTAAAACAATCCAACTTTACCGATACAACAGAAACAGTTGCGGTTAGAGAACAACAATTGGACTGTTTGGCAAAAAACATTTACCACGAAGCAAGAAGCGAACCGTTTGAAGGCAAAGTTGCTGTAGCGCAAGTCACAATGAATAGAGCAGCAAATGCAGGATTTCCAAATGATATTTGCCGAGTAGTTTATCAAAAGAACGTAGTATACGAAAAGATAATTTGCCAATTCAGTTGGTACTGCGAGACTTCTACAAAAACACGACCTATCCACCAATCTGCATATAAAGAATCATATGAGGTAGCTAAGAAAGTTTTACTTGAAGGATTCAGATTAGCGGGGTTGACTGAGGCACTTTATTATCATGCAACTTACGTTTCACCTGGTTGGAAACGTCAACAAATCGCACAAATTGGCAACCATATCTTTTACAAATAAATTATGAAATATCCCACACTACAAGATGTTATTAACTATTGCAAAACAACACTAACAGTTGCAACAGCCGAAACAATTGCCTGGATCGGTATTGTTTTTATTCATGCTGCAACCGTACCTACAATGATTTCAATCATGTCGGGTCTATCAGATAAGATGCCGCCCGTTGATCTTATTTTATTCATTTGGGCAGGCCTGTCCATGTTATTTGTCCGAGCGGTAATTCTTCGGGATATGCTACACATTGTAACTATTGGTGTAGGATTTATTATTCACTCAGTGCTTCTTGCTTTAATACTATTTAAATAATCATGGCTACATTAAAAGAACAAACACTAGAAAAACATAAGGAAGCGGAAACGCAACCCTTTATTAAAGAGATTTTTCAAAAACGAGTTGAGAAAAGTAAATATGCTGAATATTTGTATCAGCTATATTTGATTTATCATGCAATGGAAAATATAACAGGACCTAAATTAGGTACATACGAGGGAATTCCGGGATTGTATCGAGCAGAAGCAATTTTTAAAGATTTTCAAGAGCTTGCAGTTCCAGATAAAACGTATACAATTAAAGAACCCACATTAAAGTATATTCAATACATTATGGATATTACTGAGCATGATGATTTAATTGCACATATGTATGTACGATATTTGGGCGATTTAAACGGTGGTCAAATCTTTGCTAAACTTGTACCAGGATCAGGTACAATGTTTCAGTTTGAAAACAAAGAAGAACTGACAAATAACTTCCGCGCTAAATTAAATGACAACATGGGCCCTGAGGCTTGTGTTGCTTTTGATTATAACATTGCAATTGCTAAGGAATTTAATTAATGTCTTTAGTATGGGATAAAATGATTCCATTGTCTCAAAATATTCTTGAGACTTTGGAACAAACCACAGATGATGAGCTAAAATACACTGCGGAACAAGGTAACGGATATCTTTGGGAAAATTATATTTTTACTTCTCGCAATTATCGTCGCGCGCATGTAGAAATTGTTGATGCACGAGAAGCAAAAAAGATCTGGGTTATGCACATGACAATTTTTCCAGAGTTAGATGACCCTACTCCAATCTTTGGTTTTGACGTAGTTTGCGGGGCTAATAAAATTACAGGCGCATTCCATGATTTTTCTAAAAACGGAAATTGTGATCTATATACTTGGTTCATTGACCGTTCATCTAAATTAGAATGGAATAAACCAAGGGTGTTGCCTGATTGGGCAACTCAAATTTTTAGTCCCGGCATGATTGCGGCAGGTAATATATCCGAAGAAGAAGAATTGGACAAATTATCCGATCTAGCTATTGAAAGCTTACACGTTTACCTATATAATGTAGGACAAGCGGATAAAATCGGAGAATCATACAAAGAGAAATATAATAACTATTGTAAGTTTCAAAAGATGAATCCGCATACGCCAGCAATGATGATTAACTTAGGCATCGACGAAACGGTGTTTAGAAACTTTATGGATGAAATCTTATTTCCAGAAATCGAATGATAGAAATGTTAGAACCAGAAACAAATGAGACATTAACCGATGCTCTAATTATTACTAAGAGATTTAGATCTCCAAATGAATTTTCATTATACATTGAAGAAAAAGTATTACAAGACTCAATTGGATATATGGATGCAGTAATTGCGTATTGTAACGATGTCGATATCGATGTTGAAGCAGTTACAAAACTAATTAATCAATCTCTTAAAGATAAAATTCAAATTGAGGCTGAAGATCAAAATTATATGCGATCAAGGGGCAAATTGCCGTTATGATAATGGATGAATTTTCAGTTTACAAAATGTATATTGCGCTTAAACTACATTTTACAACAGATGCGTATGATGTTATTAAACAAAAAGGCAGAGTACGTGCAAGCAGACAAGCGTTTGCTAAAAGAACCGATTTGTTCTCTATTAGAAAAATTTCAAAGAATTATTCGGATGAAGAAGTTGCAAATTTTTTAATTGCTAATTTTGTCTCAGGTGACCGATGGGGCGGAATGTTTGATACGGAAGCGGGTCAACGATACCAAATGTGGAAGAAGAAAATTGAGAGTTTATCTTACAATTTTACGCAAGATTTGGATAATTTAATTCAGGAAATAGATGATTCTGGATTAAAATTTAATGATATTTTCACCGTATCTAAAGGGCAACACCCATATATAATAAAAGCCTTTTTAAGAAAAACTATTAGTATAGAGACATTAGTAATTCTTGAGAAACTTAATGGGTTTGTTGAAATTTATGATAAAGAAATTAGTGACACAGTGGTGTGGCCTGATGTCTCTAGACTCATTAAAAAATATAAACCGTTTCTAATTTTAGACTTGGAAAAATACGATGGAATCTTTAGACGCCGAATTAGTGCAATCTAATAAGAAAATTAAAAAGCTTGAAGAAAATATAACAATGCTGCAAGAAATAATTAGGCAACAACAGGAAACAATGTTGGAAACGCAAAGATATTTAATTAAACTTGCCCGCGGGCAACAAGAATTAAGTAAGAGGGTATTGTCTTGGCCTTATGTCCGGGTTCAGACAACAAGAACAAAAGATGTTTAAATTTATGAGGATTTTTATTTTTTAAAATGAATAAAACTAATAAGGGCGATTGGTACGATCGCGAGAAAAAGATACGCCGAGTTGAAAAGGGTACCTCAAAAATTGACAAACATCGAAAGATTATATATAATGTAGCATCATTGAAAAAAGACGATGATGTGTTTGATGAATTTCTAGATTATGCATACGTTAATCAAAAAAATAAACGACGTTAATACTACGCTTATACTACGCCAATACGAAAGGAAATATTATGGCTTATACTTCACTATCTGATCTACGCAAATCTCGCGGAGGCTTCGATTCATTAATGAAAGAAGTCGAAAAGATCGCAAACCCCCAATCCGATTCTAAAAAATCAGACGATCGCTTCTGGCAACCAGAAGTTGATAAAGCAGGTAACGGCTATGCTGTTATTCGCTTCTTGGCTCCACCTAAAGGTGAAGATTTGCCGTTTGTTCGTGTTTGGAATCACGGATTTCAGGGCCCTACAGGTAAATGGTACATCGAAAATTCGTTGACCACTATCGGTAAACAAGACCCAGTTTCAGAACTCAATACTGAATTGTGGAACTCAGGTTCAGAAGCAAATAAAGAAGTTGCTCGCAAACAAAAGCGCAAGTTGACATACTACGCTAACATTCTTGTTGTTAAAGATCCATCTCGCCCAGACAATGAAGGCAAAGTTTTCTTGTTTAAATTCGGCAAGAAAATTTGGGACAAGATTAAAGACATGGCTGATCCTCAGTTTGAAGATGAGAAACCAGTTAATGTTTTTGACTTTGACACTGGCGCAAACTTCAAGTTAAAGATTCGCAATGTTGAGGGTTATCGTAATTATGATAAGTCTGAATTCGAATCAACAAGCCCTATCTCTAATGAAGATTCAGTCATTGAAGATATTTGGAGCAAACAACATTCTTTGACAGCATTCTTAGATGCTAAGAACTTTAAATCATATGATGATTTGAAGAAAAAACTTACTATGGTTCTTGCTGCAGGCGCACCCCTGGTAAAAGCTGCAGAAGATATTGATTTAGATGAAAACGTTGGAACAAAACCAACACAAGCATCCGCCCCTCGTGCATCAATTCCTACTCCTAAAAAGGATGTAGACTTTGATGACGATGATGAATCACTATCATACTTTGCTAAATTAGCAAGCGATGACTAATCGGAGAATTCTATGAAATTCAGTAAAACACTAATTGCGTTTTTGGCCGCTTTGGCCATGGCCAATTCTGGTTATGCTGCAGAGGATAAACCTGCAGAAAAAAAGAAGGAACCGGTGAAGACGCAGAAAGCGAAAGCACCGGAACCAACAGCGACTCCAGGCGTCACCAAAATTGAAAAGAAGCCTAAAGAGGATAAACCTGCAGACGCAGTAGCAGACAAACCGGCAAAGCCAAAGGTTAAACGACCCGAGGAATTAAAAGCCGAAAAAGAAGCTAAGAAGTAAAAGAAAAGCCCGGGAGACCGGGCTTTTTTTATCTAACGGAATCAGTATATCCCGATATCTTATTTTGATATCGCAAGAACGAATTCGTACTTGGATGGGGACTAGGTGGCGTACCTATAATTGTTTGTTCTGTATTATTAATTGTCTTATTAGATACAATTGGTGTAATCATTTGTGTTTTAGATTCACTCATATCGGCTTTTAATTCTGTACGTTGATCTGTTACTTTATCTAAAATTTTACCCACATTGTTTACTGTGGGTTTTGGTTCAACGGTGGGCGAATTTCCCATTGATCTAGATAACTCATTAGCTCTCATTTGCTTATCAGAAAGTGGTTGTCCAGAAACAAGCTTCTCATTCCCAACATAAGTACCACTGCCTTTGGCTTCAATTCTAGCTTCTTCGCGGGCGTCATTTTCATTAGCAATTCTTAAACTTGCTTGTGCATCAGTTTCGCCAACTGGCGCTGCTACTTTTTTATCTTTTAAATATTTGGTTTCATTCTTTATTCTTTCAGATTTTGCCTCATTTGCAATGTTGCCTAAAAATAATGAACTTCCAACTTTTTCTACTCCTCTTGCCATACCAGATTGTATTTTTTCACCGACAGTCATTTTATCCCAATTTTCATCATCTTGTTTTTCATCAATCTGTAGGTCATTTCCTTCTTCGTCTTTTCCCACGCCAAGTGTCCCTAATCCATAGTCTACGGCGGCACCCGCTCCTACCATTGCTAAACCGGCTCCTACGCCTGCTAGGCGGCCGGTCATTTTTCCTTTAGACGATCCTCCGCTCGGCGAAACAGTTTTACCACCAGGCGTGCGTCTGTTTCTTCTGTCAGGAAAATCAAATTCCGAATTAGATCCCATATCACCCATCACATCTTTTAATCTTGTTGCAATTGCTTCAGCAAGTTTTTCTCGATCTTCTTGTTTTGCAGAATCGCTATTAGGCTCAACTCCGCCTGGTAATTCTATTTTTTTACTTTGATCAAATATAATTTTTCTAATTTCAATAGCTTCTTGTAATATTTGATGCTGCGTTTTGTCATCACGCAAATCAATTAAAACTTCTACCATATCCGATAACACTTTATTAGTATTTGGATCATCAGAAGTTTCATTAGTTGTAATTGGTTGAGTAATATCTTGAGGTTGTTCTGTAGATACAGGTTCTATAGTTGTAGGTTGAGGTTGTTCTGTAGATACAGGTTCTATAGTTGTAGGTTGAGGTTGTTCTGTAGATACAGGTTCTATAGTTGTAGGTTGAGTAGTATCTTGCGGTTGTTCTTCAACTACAGGTATTTTCATATCTGTTAATGCTGCGTCATTTAATGTTGGATCAATTTTTTTGTCTAATTCGTCGGGCAAACTAGATTTGCCTTTGAAATATTGTTTTGGATCGTTAAATAACGCATCTGCTAATCCGCGTTTAAATCCTACAAGATCATTTTTAAGAGATCTAGGTGTTTTTCCATCGGAATACGGGTCGCGTGGATTTTTACCGGTGCGGCCGACTGTATCTTCGTTTTTTTCTTTACCTGCTCGCTTTTCCAAAGTACTAATTAAGCTATCTATTGCAACAGTTAAATTGTCTAAATCTTTGTGCGCAAGTCCGTCTTTGCCAAATAATTCAGCAACTTCTGCTAAAGGGTTTTGAGGAGCAAGTGCGTTTGCCATTATACAGGTCTTCTAACTATTGGTTTAGTTGCTGTTGTCGGTGCACCAAAGCCAGTGTCGACGGGTGCAGAATCAAAACTTCCACCAAACGAATTTGAAGGTGCCGCCGCAGTTGTTACTGGGGCAGAATTAAATCCGCCACCAAATGAGCTAGGTGATTGTACTGGAGGAGCACTGCTTAACTCTGGAGTTGGAACACTGGTTGACACATTTGTAGCGCCAGCAACTTTTTCTTGTGTTCTACCATAAGCAGAAACGCCCAATACGCCACCCATAGCCACGTGAAATAGTCCACCGCCCTGTAATGTGATGGGTACCCATTGTCTAAATGCGTCGTTTGCAGCTTGAACTTCCCAGAACTGCACAACTGTAAACATAATTGGAAATAAAGCAAAATCGAATAAACAGCAAGTCATATACATCATTGCCATCATTGGACGCCATTTCTTCGTCATCCAATCTTCATCGGGTTTTTTCTCTACTACAACTTCTTCAGTTTTCTTTTTACCAAACATATTAACTCCTTGCTTTTCTAGCTTTTATTTTTTCATTTTCTTCATTAATATAGTTTACTAACAATGATACGTAAATTTCTCTTTCCCACGGTAACATATTTTCTATTTCCGATAATGAGTATTTATGATGCTGCATCAAGGAAAAATTTAATTGAAAATAGCTAACCAAACTTTCGTGAGAAAGAGTTAGACGAAAAAATTTTGTATTCCCTCAAGCTCTACAATATTTTTAGTGCCGCACGCCGGACAATCTTTTTCAATTCTTTGAACTACTTTTGGAATTTTTCTAAAAAATTCTTCTAATTTATCAAACTGTTTCTTTGTAAATGTGCTAACAAAATCATTTAATTCTTCTTTACTGTATGTTGTAGAGTCATAATAATCATCTTTAGTAAATACCGCATCTATACAATCTGTAATTAAATTTACAATTTTTTCGCTATTTACATTGTTATGAATATCTAACATTTCATCGAACTTGGGATATCTTAAAATTACCCCTGCATCTTCAGTCAACATAACTTTATTACTGGTATCTAGATTTTTAGATACCTCAATTTTAGTTAAATCCAAAGTATGTTCTATCTTTTCACCGCATTTACAATTAATAATTATATCTGTACTTTCACTTATAGATTTTGCACGAATATTTAAAAACAAATATTCAATATCAAAATGCGCAAGCTTGTTTATATTAAGTTTTTTAAACGTACAATTATCCACAAGCTCTGTAACAATTCTTGAAATTTCAACAACATCTGCTTCTACAGACGTTAACAAAATTTTATATTCTCTAACTAAAAAAGGTCTAAATGTTACTTTTTTATTTGTAGATGGTAGTATTAATTCATAGGTTGGGGTTTCTAATATAGGCAAAGCCATTATATATCCTTTATGTTATTCAATTAAATTGATCCGCGCCGCCTCTTGGCGGTTTAGGATTTTGTAGTGTTGGGTTAAAAACATCAATTGATTCAGTTAATTTATGTGTGGGTGCCCATCTTCTATATGCAAAAGTCACATTTAATTTGTGTACTTGATTAACTGCCCCCATATTTAAATCTAGCATATTTACCACTCTAGGAAACGCATCTTCCAACATAATAGAATATGTTTCGTTATCTCGTTGATCCAACTGTCTTATTTCAATTTGGGAAACATATTCTGATGGGTATGATACATTAAATGAGTTTAGATTTATTATATTAAAAACCCAAGCATCAAAGAATGCTTTTGTATTCATTTCTCTATCCACGTAAAATGTCATAGTAATAGATTCTCCTCCAAATTCAGCGGATACTGGTCTTTGATATGCTGACCCATAAATTCTAAGACCTTTGGTTGTTACTGATACACCCGGTAAATTTGTTATCTCGCAGAATAAACTAATTCTTCTGCTATGATCTGTAAAAGTACTTAATGCGGCGGGCGGAGTTATTGAAACTTCAAATCTAGAAGGTACGGCAAGCCCGCCACTAGCAACTTTTCTAGTAAATTCGTTTAGATTAAACGTTGACATTACGTTCCTTTTTAATATGCTTCTTTATTTGCATCTTGCCAGACTTTTGTTTTCTGAGCACCCACAAATTTTTCGATTGGTAATTGCGAAGCGGTTATCCAATCATCTGACTGTATTTTGTAAAATCTAGTTTTTACATGGGCATTGAGATAATGTTTTACTGCAAATTTTGCCGGTTGTAATTTAGATGTTGAGTTTAATAAATTCCAAGATAATCTAATCCGTGTATCTCCGGAATTGTTTACTGAATAGTCTGACAATTTTTCAAGTATTCTAAATCTCATTAGATATGGTAAATAGTGTAGATTAATTCCATAAAATCCGCCAGGAACTTTTCTAAAAGGAAGAACTAGGGGCAATCTGTCATAATATGCAAGTTCATCTTTGTGTTTTGGGTCATAGTAGAATAAATACATTTCACCAGGTGTTATAGATGAAACCATGGGCGTGTCCCTTAAGGTTTGATTTGCGGTTGCAAATTTGCCCATATTACCTATTTGTTGTCTATACCATTGATACGATTTTTCTTGCCCTGCGGCATTTAAACGTATTGTCTCAAAGGGATTTTTGTTTGCCATTTGCTGTTTTTATTCCCAAGTCTTTTTCTGTTAATATAACAAATTTCATATTTCTATCTTTACAAAACTCAAATGCTGCTTTCCACTTTGCGTCATTTACCCCATACTGAAATACTTCATCTATAAACCTTTTGGTCCGTTTAGTTGGTATTTCTGGAGGTTTTGTAAATTTTTCAGGTTTTATTTCTATTAAATATTTTTCTATAAGATTATTTTTATTCTTAATTTTTATGTAGAAATCTACGAAATACCTATGTATCTTATTGTCAATCGGAGATATATAAGGGATAATTATTGTTTCAGATCCCCATTCTACAACCGAAATATTGTCATCGCACCATTTCATGAATTTAAGTTCCCACAAAGATCGATATACTATATTTGATATATCACCCTTGTATTTCTTAGCATTTACTACTCTATAGCGACCTTTATAGGTTTTGGTATACATAACTCATATAAATAATTAATAACTATAATATTTATAGGAAACAAATGGCTGCAAGTAATAGTGTTCAAACCAAATCATTTAGCGCATCCTACAGCGTAGGATCATACAGTTATCCCATGGGGGTTGGTTCTAACCCAGATTTACAACATTACGTTGCTTTTTTTGTAAATGTTAGGGGAAAATCTAAATTTAAAGAAAGTTACAATACTTTTAAATCTCCTGTTAACAGTACTCGAAGAAGCGATCAAGCGGGATTAAATTCTGTAAATGCGTTGGGTAAAGCTGCGGCAATCGTGGGCGGCGGATCAGTTGTTTCTGGAATTGTAGGTGCTGCAAAAGCAATTGCGGATAAAGGCGGATACGGCGCAGCAAAGGCGGCTGTAAAAGAAACCGCAAAAACTGCGGCATTAGGAGGTGCAGCAATTGCAATAACAGCTGCTACGTTAAATACCTCAATTATGCAGAATGATAAAAAATATAGATTAAAGGATGTTATTACTCTTGCAATGCAAGAACGTCCTTCAGTCACATACGGTATAAATTATCAAGATAAAGATATGGGCGTACTTGGTGGGTTTCTTTCAGGAGACACCTCTCTTACGGACACTGCTCTTGGTCCAGGTGGCGGAGAATTGGGTGCGGCAATGGGTCTCCAACTTGCAAAAATTCCATCGCTATTACCAGGATTTGGAAATGCTTCAATTGCTGATATTGCTCAATTGGGGGCAAAGGTTAAAACAAATCCGTTTAGAGAAGTATTTTTTGAAGGCGTTGACTACAGAAAATTTAATTTTAAATATAAATTCATGCCAAAAAATCAAACTGAAGTTCGTATGGTGTATGACATAATAGATACATTTAAAGAACATATGCATCCTGAATTATCTGCCGGCGGATATTTTTACATATATCCTTCTGAATTTGAAATAAAATATTACTATAATAATTCTGAGAATGGATATTTAAACAAAATTACTAGTTGTGCATTGACAGATTTATCAGTTGATTATGGCGGAGAACAATTTGCATCATTTGCAGATGGTGCGCCAACCGAAATTAATTTATCTTTAAGTTTCAGAGAGTTAGATTTGCAGACTCGAGAAAATATAATATCGCAAGGAGTCTAAGATGTTCTTTGAAAAATTTCCTCTTTTGCCGTATACGTTGGATAATAAAAAAACATATCAATTAGTTCCTGATATTTTGAGAAGAATAAAACTATCATCTGAGATAACTCAATCTGGCACATTCTTTGACCAATATGATGTTAAAGATGGAGAAACTCCAGAAATTGTTGCAAACTATTGGTATGGTGATTCGAATTTACATTGGGTTATACTAATGGCAAACGACATAATTGATCCTAGATTTGATTGGCCATTGTCTTATTATAACCTTGTTGAATTTTGTAAAGGTAAATATGGCGAAGTAAATATTAATAAGTTACATCATTATGTTAATCCTCAAGAATATATCATATCTGGGTACAGAGGATTATATGAGAATTCAAATTATAACACTACAACAGCAATAGAATCACAAGCATCTAATTTAAATGTGCAAATTAATATTGTTCTTGAAAGTTCACCTGGGCCACAATACCTATATCCTATAAGTAATTTAATGTATGAAGAATTACAAAATGAGCAAAAAAGACGTATTAATATACTAAAACCTTCAATTGTCGCGTCTTTAGATTCTTCATTTACTTCTTTAATTAATCAATGAGTACAGCAACACAAGACGGGATTCAGTCCCCAGGTGAAGTATCGATCGAAGAACTGATTTTAGTCGCAAATGGAAAATTTATTCCTTTGAATGACTATCTAGTAGAATTGAATATATTTGAAAGTATATTTAGTAATGTTATGTCTGGTGACATATTATTATCTGATAGCAGAAACATTGTCAGATTTTTACCCATTATAGGGGAAGAATATTTAATTGTTAAACTTCAAACACCTACCTTAAATTCTCAAATTTATAAAACATTTAGAGTTACATCAGTTGAAGATAGAACAATAGTTCGGGATCAAAATACTCAGTTATATAAATTAAAATTTATTTCTAGAGAAGCGATTGTTGATTCGTTATCTCCACTATATTCTGCATTTACTGGAACAGTATCTACAATAGTTGAAAAAATATTCTCAGAAAATATAGAAATTAATAGAAATTTAAACTATAATCTAAATGAAACACTAAGCTCAAGTCAGGATAAAACGGGTCTGCAAGTTTATAGTACAACCGCCAACAAAGTTAAATTTGTTAGTCCGGGGTGGACTCCGTTTGAATGTATAAATTGGTTAGCACGAAAGGCTATGCCCACAACCGGCAAAGCTTGTAATTTTTTAATGTGGGAAACCTCTCAACAGTTTTATTTTGGTACAATCGAAGATATATTAGATAAGGGAGAAGTAGTCGGGCAGTATAATTATGCAGCAACCGGAGTTTCAAGAGGAACTGACGATGTTGCTGAAAAAATGGCTCTAATACAAAATATAGATGTTTTAAACGGATTAGATCACTTATCTAGTTTAGATAACGGGTATTTTGCAAGCACGCTAATTGCGGTAGATTTAATAAAAAAGAAAAGGGATATTGTAAAATATGATCATGCAAAAGAATTTTTTAAATATAAACACGTTGTAAAAAATTCTGCGTTACCTTTATTTAGTGCAGATACCGTTTTAAGCAACCCAGAAAGCCATATACGAGTTTATCCCAAACACCCTGGAATACATACGAATGTGTCTGAAAATTATAATGAAAAAATGGGGGAGATATACGGCAATCGTTTATCTAACTTACTTGATCTTAATACATTAAAATTAAACATAACAATATATGGTAGAACCGATATTGAAGCTGGTAGATTAATGAATATTAAATTTCCAGACATTTCGCCTGTAGCATCAGAAGATAAAACAACAGAACATTTGGACAATAGATATAGCGGCACATACTTAATAACATCGTTACACCATAAAATTAATATTGTTAAACATATGATATCAATGGAAGTTATTCGGGATTCAATTGCTCCAGATAATCCTAATTTTAAAATTGATACTTTGCCCGAAGGTTAATATGAAGAATATATACGGAAATCAAAATTTTATTTGGTGGTTTGGAGTTGTTGAAGATAGAAAAGACCCTGAAAAATTAGGTAGGTGCAGAGTAAGGATAATTGGTTATCATACTGAAGATACAAAATTATTGCCAACTAAAGACCTTCCTTGGTCATTACCTATTACGCCTATTACCTCAGCAAGCACATCTGGAGTAGGTTCAACCCCGGTGGGACCTGTAGAAGGTACTTGGGTAGTAGGGTGGTTCCTTGATGGAGATGAAAAACAACAACCTATAATGATGGGAACCCTAACGGGTAAGCCTGAAAAAAATCCTGCGGCCGATAAAATAGAAACTGCTAAAAAAGTTGCATCTGGAGAAATATTAACTTCTAGTTCAGGCAATCCGGTATATGATTCATCGGGAGCTCCAGTATCAACAGGTACAGCTACTACAGATGAGTATGGTAATCCTACACAAATAGATTCTAATTATACACAAGATTCTGCCGTGGCAGGACACCCATCTAACCCAAAAAATAATGCGAGCGGCGCATTAAACGATCCTGCGTTATCGCAACAAAAAGGATTCCAAGATCCAAATAAAATATATCCCAAAATTGATTATAACGGAAAACCTGATACAAATAAATTAGCAACAGAAGATAGAACACATAAGTATTTTGCACTAAAGAAAAAGAATAGAAAAACATCAATTAAAAAAGCAGGATCTGGTACTTGGAGCGAACCAGAATCTGCGTATAACGCAAAATATCCATTTAATCAAGTTGTTGAAACTGAGGCGGGTCACGTGGTTGAATATGATAGTACTCCTAATGCAGAAAGAATACACATATATCATAAAAAAGGAACCTACATAGAAATAGATGTGAACGGTACAATGGTGAGGAAGGTTGCAGGGGATAATTATGAGGTAGTTGACAGAAACGGATATGTATATGTGAAGGGCGCATATAGTTTAACGGTTGGCGGCGCAACAAAAATTTTAGTAGAAAACGATGCGGACATTGAAGTTAATGGTAGTACAACACTTACCACTCATGGTTCAACATTAGTTCAATCTGCAACTACGGTTCAAGTTGTAGCAGAAGATATAAAGATATCCGGAAAATCTAGTATTCAATTGACTAGCGACGGCCCTGTTAATATACAAGGAAGTAGTATTACATTAAATGCAAAAGCTGGCGCATTTGCGGCTAAGGCAAGTAAGGAAGTTGCAATCCAATCAGGTTCTGCCTCGACTGCAAGTATTAAAGGCGGTTTAGAATTATTACTAGATGCAACTATCGTTAAAACAAAAATGGGGTCTTTAACAGTATCTTCATCAAAACTTCCAGTATATGATCCACCCGAGGCAAAAACAGTAGACGCAAATAATGCATCTTTGAAAAATCTTGTTCGACCAGATGCACCTGCCGATATATTCCTTGGAGATGGGTTGGAAACAGAAGCAGGGGATCTTGCAAAGAAACGTGTGGCCGGCGGTAGCATTGTTGAAAATACATCTTTAACAAGATCGGGCACAGCTGATACAACAGTTGATAATAAAGTAACACCTACAAAAGTTGATACTTCAGAATTTAATAATTATGACGATTTCCCAGATTCTTTAAAATTATCGAAATATTATACACTAGGAGATGTATCTACAAGAGCCAGCGCGTCTTCATATGCGGTTCAAGATCAAAATGGACTAACAAAGAAAGATATTGTTGGCAATTTAAAGCATTTGGCAGTAAATGTACTAGACCCGGTAAAAGACAAATATTCAGATGTTGTTATAACAAGCGGATTCCGAGGTGGAGTATCCGGATCCGACCATAATAAAGGGCAAGCGGCAGACCTACAATTTACGGGTCGTTCTTATTCTGAGTATTATGAAATTGCAGAATGGATAAAGAATAATACTCCGTACAAGCAGGTTTTATTAGAATATGCCACGCGGCCGAGCGGGACAATTGCTTGGATACACGTTGCTGCAGCACAAGATGGTAGTAAATCTCCTATGCCTATAGGAACTCTTGCAAATCATAGTATAAATTCGCCAGGCCAACGTAATGCGTTGGTAAATTTGCTGTAATAAATAAAAAGGATAGTATTTATAGTGTTTCAATTCTAGAACATTAAAATAATAATAAATAATAAAATGGCCATTATAAACAGAGTTGTTAGGCGTTATACAGATTTAAATCTGTTATTTACACCACACCCGTATTCAAAAGATGTACTTACTAGAAAAAACATTGACGCAGTTAAGACATCTGTACAAAATCTCATTCTAACAAAAAATTATGAGCGGCCGTTTCACCCGGAAATAGGAAGTCAAGTTAATAATTTAATGTTTGAAAATATGATGCCGTCTACTATGGCGGCACTTGAGAAAAGTATAACAGATACTATAGATAAATTTGAACCAAGAGCTAAAATTTTAAAAATTAATATAATAGATAACTCCGATACTAATGCAATTGATATTGAAGTCTTGTTTTCTCTTAATAATGTCTCGGAACCAGTAACAGTAACCACAACTATTAATAGAGTAAGATAATGGCAAATTTACGAATTGCGGAACTAGATTTCGATACCATAAAAGATAATCTAAAAGAATTTCTAAAGAATTATACTGCGGAAGATGGTGCACCGTATTTTACCGATTTTGATTTTGAAGGTTCCGGCATAGCAATTCTACTTGACGTGTTGGCATATAATACACACTACAATGCTTATTTGGCAAGTATGGTTATTAATGATATGTTTTTAGATTCTGCAGTCAAACGTGCATCTGCAGTATCAATTGCAAAACATCTAGGATACACTCCGTTATCTACAAAAAGCGCCAGAGCAAAATTAACATTTAATGTAACATCTCCTACAAATACTCCAAACTTTTTAACTCTGCAAAAGTATACACCATTTACTACAACAATTGATGAAACAGAATTTACCTTTGTAAATTTAAATGCAGTAACAATAGAACCCAATGTAGGATATTATAATTTTGCAAATGTTGAAATCGCAGAAGGAATTCCGTTAGAATATACTTATAGTGTAGATGTACCAGGGCCTGCTGAAAAGTATGTGATACCAAACAATAATGTAGATACATCAACAATACAAGTTGTAGTACAAAATTCTTTTGCAGATACAACACAAGCAGTTTATACTTTAGCAGAAGATACTATTGGGGTTGAAGGCACGGATACTGTTTATTTTATAGAAGAAACTCCTGCCGGATTTTTTCAAATATATTTTGGCGACGGAGTAATTGGTAAAAAATTAGATAGAAACAATTTAGTTACAATATCTTATTTAATTAGTAATGGTACTCTTGGTAATGTTTCGGGAAATATTGTCCAACAATTTACATGCGGTTCTCAGATAGGCGGCGGTTCAGTTGACGGTAAAATTACTGCAGCTACAAATTCTCACGGTGGATTATCTAAAGAAGATATAGATAGTATTAAATTTAGAGCCCCTAGATATCTGTCATCTCAAAATAGAGCCGTATCTGCTTCTGATTACAAAGCATTAATTGAAAAGAATTATCCTTTAGTAGAATCAGTTGCGGTATGGGGAGGCGAAACTAATAATCCTCCGATGTATGGTAAAGTAATTGTGTCGTTAAAACCATACGATGGATATGAAGTAACACAAACTACAAAAGATGATATTAAAAATTTAATTTTACAATCTAAACAGGTAATATCAATAACACCCGAATTTGTAACTCCGGATTATTTTTATATTAATTTAACGGTTAATGTAAAATATGAAGGTGTAAAGACATCTCTTTCATCTACAGATATTAAAAATTTAGTAATTGCAGAAATACAAAATTATTTTACTACAGATTTACAAAAATTTGATAAAGATTTTGTATTTTCAAAATTATCAAGACAAATTGACAACGTGCAAGAAGACATTATTCTTGGCAACTTAATGACTGTTAAACTACAGAAAAGAATTGACCCTGTTTTAAATAGTACGGTAAACAATTATACCAGCGGCAATATTATACAATTTAAAAACGGATTAGAACCGGGTTCGTTTGAATCCTCAAGATTTATTGTTTCGATTGATAGTGTTGCTGTAGAATGTATTCTTAAAGATACTCCAAACGATATAACTCCTAATAGAATTGGGACGGGAAAAATAAAATTAGTAAACGGTGATTCTGGTGCGGTAATTACTGATAATTATGGCGTGATTGATTATGGTACTGGTGATATTTCCATTGATAGTTTATCTTTAATAGGATATCCTGCGGATGGTGTAGATGTTAGATTGACAGCAACCGTGCAGGATAGTTATTTAGATGTCACTGTGGATAAAAATCAAATTATATTATTGGATGATAGCACACTAAATTCTAATGCAAATAGATTACAGGGGTTAACTGTTAACGCCATCTCAATATGAGTAGAATAACACAAAAATTATCTAAGATATTTGACGCGCAAATCCCCGAGTTTATTCGGGTAAGTGAAGCGACAATTACTAATACTGAAGTAATATCCACAACTGCATCTTCAAAAAATGTTACTGTTGGGTCAACATTAAATTTACTTGCAGGGGATAGATTATCACATCCATCAATAACAAATACAGTTTTTGTAACTAAAATTTTAACTTCTACTAGTATTGAAGTAAGTACCAATATTACTGTTACATTGACTAATCAATATGCTAGATTTATTAGAGCAGACGGCACATCTAATTTTGTAAAATTCTTAGAAGCATATTATAAATTTTTAGAACAAGATCAATCACCGCAAGAATTATTACAAAATTCAAGATTATATGCGGATAGCGACTATACCACTGATAATTTACTTGAACAATTCTTTAAAAATTACGGCAATGATATTCCAAGAAATATTATAGCGGATAAGCGTACTTTTATAAAGCATTTTAAAGACATATACAAAACAAAAGGAACTGAAGAAGCATATCGTATATTATTCCGAATAATGTTTGGAGAAAAGATAGAGTTTTTCTATCCCGATTCAGTAATATTAAAAGCATCTGACGGCATTTGGACAAAAGATTATACTATTATAGTAACACCGGTTAATCAATCAAACCCTTATGATTTAATAAACACTAAAATTATAGGCAATCGATCAGGTGCATCCGCGGTTGTTAATAGTGTTGTTAAAGTATACCAAAACAATAATTACAACGCCGAATCATATGAGTTATCTTTAGAAAATATAAAGGGTAATTTTTTAGTAGAAGAAATTACTGCGTCTAAATTACTAAATGCAACAACAGGTAGTCGGCAAACAATTGTTGCATCAACCATACCGCAACTAACAAATTTAACAATTACTAATAGCACACCCGGATATCAGGCCAATGCCGAGATTAGAATAAATGGAGCAAATGTTGCAATTGATTATATAACTAATACTGGAAAAATTAAAACTATTAGGATTATAAATTCTGGTATATTTTTAGGAAGAACTATCGTAGATGGTGTTGTACTGGCATCATCTTTTGAACCGGTGTATATTGATCCGCCAACTCGCAATATATTAGGCAATGTAACAATTACATCAAATATAGCGACGTTTGTATCAGACACCCCGCATGGATTTAGTAAAAGTAATTATGCCAACGTATATTTTTATGGAAATGCTGCAAGTTCGGTAAATGGTTTAGTTTCAAATGCAATTGTATATACCGTATTAGACGATAAAAGATTTAGATTTCAATATGTTGCTGCAGCCACAAATACTAAGGCAAATTTAATTTATACTCAGCCTGCAATATTACAAAGTAATTTGGGGATATTACGGGAAAGTTCTGGATATTGGAAAAATGGTCAAGGTAAATTGTCCAGTACAATTTATATTCAAGGTCCAGCAGTTGATGCGCCTGATCCTAGGAAAATATATTATCAACCATTTTCATACGTTGTTAAAAGTCAAGTATCAATTGATAATTGGGCAAATGTTGCTGCATCCACGGTACATCCTGCGGGTATGCAATTTTTTAGTGAAATAGATACCACAAATAAAGTACTTTCAAACATTAGTACTACTGTAAATAATGAGGTTTGGGATTATTTAGGAATAACGGCAGATATGTCTTTGCCTCAGTTTAATGCAAGTATGACAACTTATTCAAATAGCAGAGTCGCTAATTTAAATATTACATCAGATCATGTTTTTTATCTGTTCAGTTATCTATAATAAATAATAAAAAATTAGTTGGAAAAAAGTAATGGCGCAAATTATCACAGAAAATTTTAGAGTTTTTAGCGCGGCCCAATGGATAGGGTCGGTTAGCGACACTAATAGTTTATACTTATTTGTAGGTAGACCACAAAATTGGCCTAGTGAACCAACACCTTCGACTCCTATTAATAATGAATATCAAGATTTAATATACTGGTCAGAAACAATTGCATTAAAAAGAATATTACCAACAGATTATAAACAGGTAGTAAAAAGATATGATTGGTCCGCAGGAGTAGTATTCACTCAATACGATAATTTATCATCTAATATATACGGATCAAATTTTTATGCATTAACTGTAGACAACAATGTATATAAATGTATATCAAATAATTATGGTGCGGTTTCAACAACTAAACCAACTGGAAAACTAACTTCTATAATTACAACTGCTGATAGTTATAGATGGAAATATTTGTATTCTTTAACAGATAGCGATTTACTAAAATTTTTAACAGTTGATTATATGCCTGTTAACATTGATAATGATGTAACATCTACAGCAGTAAAGGGTACAATTGATAATATTATAGTAACGAATGCAGGCAATCTGTATTCTACAAATTCAAATATTATAATTTCTATATCAGGAGATGGAGCAAGTGCAGAAGCAGGCCAAGTATTGTTAACCGGCGCAAATACAATTAATAAAATTGGGATATCCTTAAACGGAAGCAATTACACATATGCAACCGTGGCAATTTCTGGGGGCGGCGGCAGTAATGCAACGGCAAGAGCAATCGTATCGCCTAAGAACGGACATGGGTCAAATGTGTATTCTGAATTAGGTGCAAGATATGTCATGATTAATTCGAGATTAAATTATGCAGAAGGATCTGGTGATTTTCCTGTTATAAATGATTATAGACGAATTGGAATTGTTAAAAACCCAATATCAAATACTACATCTACAGTTGCTACAGAAACAACATTAAATAGTACATATACGTTGGCAGTATCAAATATTACTGGAACATTTACTATAGATGAAAAGGTGTATGGTAATAATACCAATGCTAATGGATTCATTGTTAGCGCAAACGCAAATGTTACTACTGGTAATGGCATAATTAGATATATTACTCCGATAGAATTATATTCTGGCAATGTTACTTTTCAGATTGGCGAAACAATACAGGGTAGTAATTCTTTTGCAACAGGGAGAATTACAGGAATAACTGTTCCGGAAGTAAATAAAAATACAGGTCAAATTTTATATGTGGAAAACCGCACTAAAATAACAAGAAATTCTGACCAAGCAGAAAATATTCATATAGTTATAGAATTCTAAGGTAAACAAATGGCTGTAAATTTAACATCAAATCCATATTATGACGATTTTGACAGTACTAAGAATTTTTATAGAATTCTTTTTAAACCCGGTACTCCAGTTCAGGCAAGAGAATTAACACAAATACAATCAATTCTGCAAGATCAGATTAAGAAATTTGCGAATCACATATTTGTAGATGGTAGCAGAATATTAAGTGATGATCCTGTATCAATTACAGTTAATGATAAAGTCCGCTCAGTTAAATTGCAACCAGATGTGAATACAGCAAATTTACTACCCTATTTAAATAAATTTGTTTCAGGCGTAACATCTAATATTATAGGTCGAGTTAATTTTGTATTTGATGCAGATAACCCTACCGTAACTGATCCTCCTACATTAGTTATATCTTTAATTAAGAGTGACGGACTAAGTGAATTTAATTCAGCAGAAACATTATATTTTTATGACACAATTGCTCAAGCAAACGCAAAAGCGGCGGCCGCATTAACTGTAACTACCGCAGGAGATAATTTTGTGTTTGCGGTTGCAACACTTGACGCATATTCTGATACAATCACTCTTATTTCTTCTACGGGAACAATTCGTGTAGGAGATCAAATTGTAAATACTCCTAGTATAGAAGACGATGTATTTGTTACTAAAGTAAATTCTGCTACAAGTGTTACTGTGAATAAGAATGTGGGTGTTACAGACACAAATTTTAATCTACAATTTAAATCAAGAAACACAAGCCCAACATTAATTCTTAATAGCAGTTCTGGTGTATATTATAAAAACGGGTTCTTTATTAGAGTACCAACACAATCAATTGTGCCACAAAAATATACAGCATACCCTACAAAATCTATAGTCTTAAAATACGAAGAATCTATTGTGAATTATAATGACGATAGTTCTCTATTAGATCCTGCATTTGGTAGTTCAAATTATTTAGCACCAGGGGCTGACAGACTAAAAATTAATTTAGTTTTAGATAGTGTAGATTTGACAAGCGACAATAAACCAGATATTACTGGAGAATATGTCGAAATTGTTAGATACAAAAACGGCAATGCGGATTTTATTGAGTCTGGATCTGATTCAAAATATGCAGATCTAGCAAGAACATTAGCTGATAGAACTTATGCGGAATCTGGTAATTATATTGTTGATCCATTTGAATTAGAAAGTGCAGGAAGTAGTTCTGATGGTAATTCTGTAAAGTTTTTTGCAAATCCTGGCAGAGCATTTGTCGGAGGATATGATGTTGCAACATTAGGAAAAACAGAATTAGATATCCCAAAAGCAACAACAACTAATTATGCAAATACGTTTAATATTAATACTTTCTTTGGAACATATGTTTTAATAGATTCGCCGCAATTTGGATTGCCCGCATTAACAGATATAGATTTTGCAAATTTCTATGCATGTCATAGTACAACAGATAGAACTGCAATGAATAATAATACAATTGTGGGGTATGTTATACCTAAACATATTGAATATGAAACTGGAACAAGCACAAGTGCTGCCTATAGATTTTATTGGTACTATTATGAGCAGGCCTCCACAACACTAACACCTGATAATATTAGATCTGTGATTGGAGTACAAAATCCAATTTCAACCGATTATGGCAATACTGGAACATATAACGCACCTACATTTTTTGCAAATATACATCCTACGTTAGGATTGACAGGTGGGCCTACAAGTAATAGTTATTTAAGATATTATGATGTTTCTCAAAGTAGAAATGTTTTTAGAATTGGTAAAACCAATGTAAAAAGCGTAACTAATAATAGAGTAGTATACTCTAAATTATTTGCAAGTCAAGCAGTTACTGGAAGTACTGCAACCTTAACTTTAATTGCTCCTAATAAATTTGTAGGTGCGTTAGGCGCAACTGTTTCTAGTACACTAAAAAGAGATTATTATACAATAGTTGTAAAGTCTGCATCTTCCGGTACATATAGCACCGGCCGGTTTGTTCCAACTGAAGATGTCACTATGACAGTTGATTCTTCCGGAACACAATTATCTATTTCGTTTGGCGGAAATTTAGTTACAGGAACAATTGATGTAATTGCTTCTGTTGAAAACGACATACTACCAAGAAGAACAAAAACATTAGTTGAAAATCAATCATATGTAGCAAATATAAATGTTGGCAAAGCAGATTATTCTGTATTAAAATCTGACGTATTCAACTATAAAGGTATCTATAAAGTTGGTTCAAGTAATGTATTTGTGGGTAATTACAGTTCCGGTACTGTATATGTGGCAAATAATTTAGTTCAGGCAAACGGATTAATATATTATGCAAATGCTGGAAGTACTGGCCAATCTTTAACAAATACCGCTTATTGGAAACCTGTTGCAAAAGAATCGTTCTTAAAATATTATTTAGATTCGGGTCAATCTGATAATTGGTATGACCATGGCAAAGTTCGATTCTTAAATGACACTGCGCAAACTCCGGGCAATGTTATAATTGTTTTTGATTATTTTACACATTCCGGTGAGGGAGCTATAGATGCAGAATCATATCCCGCGTCATTATATTCAAAAATTCCAACGTATACTTCTACGCTAGATGCGCAACAGTTTGTGTTAAGGGACTGTTTAGACTATAGACCACGCAGACAAGACGATACCTCAATTCCTCCGAATGGAATATATGCTAATCGATTATCCAATATTTTCTATTTTGATAATTACATAAAACCAAATCCAACAGAAGTTCCTGGTACAGAAGCAGACATTGAATTTTATTTGGGCCGCATAGATAGATTATATGTACAAAATAGAGATGCGAGTGCAGATGGTTCAAGAAATAAATTTAAAATTGATTATGGAATACCTGCAGTTAACCCCGTAGCTCCCCCAGATAATACAGATAGCACTCGTCAATTAATTGCAACTTTAAATGTTGCTCCGTATACTGCTGGCGCCTCAGACGTAAAAGTTGTTTCTAATGATGCTCCTAGATATACGATGAAGGATATTAATGTTATTGATAAAAAACTTGCAGCATTAGAAAAACGAGTTAAAAAACAAGGATTGGATATTATAGCATTAAATAATGTTGTATTTGATAGAAATGGATCTAAAGGGAATGTGTTATATAAAACAGGTATTCTTGTAGATAATTTTTCTGATTATGGTTCAGGATATGTTAACAAGCCGGAATTTACAGCTGCTATAGATACTGCTAGACAAGAATGTAGACCAGCGTTTGCGGCAATTCAACATAATTTGTTTTTTGTAACTGATCCTGATGTTGCAGTATTTAATGATTTTATTACTATGAAATACACTGAGGAAGAATTTATAAGTCAAACAATAGCAAGCGGTACAAATGTAAATCCAAATCCATCAGGAATTACTGCAGATAATGGAAGAGCAGTTATTTATCCTCCAGTTATTCCTCGGGTTGTTCCTCGCGTAAATGAGCCAGGTCAAATATTAGCATGGGGGCTTTCTAGAAATAATCCAAATGATCGAAATGTAGATGCAAGTGAACAAGGCGGTGAGTAATGGATCGTACTAATATCAAAGGAAACAAATGAGTTTTTTAAAAAATTTTATTAAAGGGGTTACAACGCTTGCGAAAATATCTGCCAAACTAATTCCAATCGCAATAGATAACCTAACAATCCCAGGTGTGACTAGAGGAGCTATCAAGTTATTTGGCGCATCTGCTAGAGCAACACAAATAACGGCAGGACTAACCCCAACCGGATGGGTACAAACAGTACAAGATATTAATACTTTAGCATTGGCAGATAGAATGCGAAGTATTGTGTTAAAAGATACAATAACAATAAAAAATTCTGTAGATATTATTGTTAGTAATGGTGCAGGAAATGTTGTAAATCAAGCAACTGTTGAAACTTTTAATGGTGGAGTTCCTTCAAATTTCGCGTCATCAAATAGTATTGTAAGAAATAGTTACAATGTAATATTACCTGAAAAGAAATTTTATAGTAACACCCAAAGTAATACTGCCAATGTTAATAATTTTGATTCGTATGTAACAAATATATTAGATAATAATGCGGTGTATGCTGCTGCAAATGTTAGATCATCAGTAGAATATGCAATAAACAAAGGGTATACTGCAGATTGGACAAATTTAAACGCTTCAAGTTTTGATGTTAGTATGAATACATTAGATGTACAAGACCTTGCAGAATTAAATATAGCAAGAATAAAAACATCATTCTTAAACAATAAGTATTTCGGATAATTAAAATGACTATTGCAACTCGTACATCATCGTCGGTTATAAATTTTGACGTATTTAATTTACCCCCATATACATCTTTAAGTATATGGGTAAATGGTACAAATCATACAGCAGTATCTTCCCCATTGAATGGATACATCGGGGATGAAATAATTACTGATGGCGCCGGCCGCGCAAGAGGCGCAATCATATTGAATGAGATGTGGACATCGTTTGATGGGGATATACAAATTTTGTTTAAAGATGGATCTGAAAGAGACTCTATATCCAGCTCTCCAAAGAAATCAATTTTTGCAAGTGTGACTGCAAATAGAGCAGATGAGGCATTATCAAATGGAGGAAACTCTGTTGTGCCAGGAGCAACAAATAGAGGTCAAGAAGCATCTACAACATTGACACCGCTTACTCAAACATTTTTTGTAGATGCCGGAAAATATCCGCAAGGGTTGGCAATTACTTCTCTTGAATTATATTTTTCAACTAAAGATTCAGAATTACCAGTATCAATTGAATTTAGGCGTGTTACAAATGGTGTCCCTTCTGCAGGAGATGTTATTCACGGAACTCCAGTCGCAAAACTTTCGTCTGAGGTAAATGTTCCCACAAATCCAAATTCTGGAATTGGCCCGTCGACAAAATTTAGTTTTAATCCAATGTATTTTTCACCTGGAGAATATGCATTCTCTGTTATATCAAATTCTCCTAATTACACATTATATTCTGGAAAATTGGGTGCAACAGTATTAGGAACAGGTGAAATTGTTAATAAAGAACCGTATACCGGAAGATTATTTAAAGCACAAAATACAAATCTATGGCTTGAAGAAACAAATACAGATTTATGTTTTAAAATTAATAAAGCAAAATTTGAAACCGGAACAGCAACTTTCGAATTACAAACTGCGGTAACACCTGAAATACAATTTGATAGTGTATATTTAGATACCGCTAGTTATAATTTTGGAGATTTAACAAATATAAATTACACATTAAAAGGAACTCGCTGGCCAGATGGTGCGGTGCAACCATATGTTGATTTTAAAGAAAAAACTCCGTTTAATTTAGTTGCTCGTTTTAGAACAAGAGACGCAGGGGATACAAAGGTTGCCATAACATTTACAAATAACAATCCAGATATTTCTCCGTTTATTGACAAAGGAAGAACTGTATTATATTCATTTAAAAACTTAATTGACCCGTTTGAAGTAGATACACGCGATTCAGAATTATATTATGGAAACGGTGTAGCTGCTTCAAAATATATTAGTAAGATCATAACTCTTGAAGAAGGATTTGACTCTACAGGATTAGAAGTTAAACTGGATGTTAATAGAAGAACAGGTACCGATATAGGGGTTTATTGCAGAGTTATTAGCGCTTCAGATAATGGAATAGATTCATCTATAGAAAAACGAGATTGGAGAATAATGCCGTTATTTAATCAAAATGCAACGGTATCAAATCAAGCTAGTTATAGTGGTAATATTGGAAAAACATTTGCTGGAGCAGAAACAGAATTTTATACTGAAACCTATAAGATTTTAGAGGGAGATTCTGCAGCAACAACTGGTACTGCTAATTTGTTATATACTGCAGACATTGGTGGAGTTAATACAACTTTTAATTCTTTCAATAAATTTCAAGTTAAAGTAATATTTTATGCAACGAATTCTACAATTGTACCTAAAATTAAAAATTTAATAGGAACAGCGGTAATTTAAAATGTTTGTCAAATTAGAAAATGAAAATAGCTTTGTCAAAAGTACAAAAAATAATTCTTTGATCAATCAAGATTTTGCAGGATTAAAAGAATATAAGAATAAAAAAGAAACTGCTAATAAAATGATACAACTCTCAGATGAAATAAATAATATGAAATCGGATATTTCTGAGATAAAATCATTATTACAACAATTAGTAAAACAGCCTCAGTCGGGAAAATAAATGCCAACATATTCTGTAAGTAACGTAAACATAGGTACCACCGCAAATGATGGCAGTGGCGATCCAATACGCACCGCATTTTTAAAAATAAATCAAAATTTTACAAATGTGTATGCGTATGCTAATTTAGCATACTATAATGGCGTAGGAGGTGGCAACGGCGGCGGCAACGGTACAACCATAATTAATAACTACGGCGGGTTTGAAGGTTGGCCAAATATAACAACAACTAATTTAGCAATTTTAACAACTAAATTGGCAACTGTTAACCCCACAAATCTAAGCGACCTTGCAAACGCATTGTCAAATGTGCAGCCTGTTAATCTGGGACTACTAAATAATGCTTTAGCAAATGTATCTCCAGTATATTTGGGTAATTTACAAAATGTGTTGGCAAATGTTGTGACCGTAAATTTAGGCAATTTACAAAATGTACTTGCAACAGTAAACGTAACATCTTTAACAAATTTCACAAACGTAATTAATTCTATAACAGCAAATGCAAATGCTGCAGGCAGAGTTAGTTTAGTAAGTAATCTTTCAGCAAATGGTACTGCAAACGGTCAATCAGTCTATAATACTACAAATGGTGGATTGTATATTTGGACTGGGAACGCTTGGGTAAGCCCGGGAGCATCATTTACCCCTACTGCAACATCATTGGCATCTATTGAAATTTGGACAACTACTCCTAAACCCACTGCAAATTTATTTGAAGGTAGAACAATTTTTAATAATCCTGATAGTAATTTATACATCTATGTAAACAGTGCATGGACAAATTACAATACGTATATTGCAGGGTCTGGTACTCCTACAATTGCTGCAGACAGTATTGCAACAAATATGTTACAGGCCAATGTAATAACTGCAACTAAAATTGCAACAGGCGCAATCGTTGCTGGTAAAATTGCAGCTGGCGCTATAACTGCAACAGAAATTGCTGCAGGAAATATTACAGCTAGTTTATTAGCGGCAAATGCTGTTATTGCTGGTAAAATTGCGGCGGGTGTTATTACTGCAGGCGAAATAGCTGCAGGTGCAATTACCGCAACTGCTATTGCTGCAAACGCAATTACAACTTTAAAAATTGAAGCGGGTGCAATTACATCAAATTTAATTCAAGCAAATGCAATTACATCTGTACAAATAGCAGCAAATTCTATATACGCAAACGCAATTCAATCGAATTCCATTGAAACGCGTATGCTAAGAGCGAATATAATTACCGCAGTAGAAATAGCGGCTAATTCAGTATACGCAAACGCAATTCAATCTAATTCTATTGAAACTAGAATGTTGCGTGCAAATATCATTACCGCGGTAGAAATAGCGGCTAATTCTGTTTATGCAAACGCAATTCAATCGAATTCCATTGAAACGCGTATGCTAAGAGCGAATATTATTACCGCAGTGCAAATAGCTGCAAATTCTATTTATGCTGGTGCATTGATGGCAAATGTTATTACTGCAAACGAAATTGCAGCAAATGCTATTACTGCTGTAGAACTTGCAGCAAATGCAGTATATGCCGAAGCAATCATGGCAAATGCAATTACAGCAAATAAAATTAGTGCTAACGCAATTACTGCAGTACATGTCGGCGCAAATGTGATTACTGCGGGTATGATTGACTCCAGAGGATTATCAATTAGAGATAATAATGGTAATGTATTGTTTGCGGCGGGCACTGGATTATTATCAGGCAACATATTGGTTAGTACTGCAGGCGGTACTCAAACTCTTGCTGCTCTTACTGCGAATGCAACTCCTAAATGGTTAGATTTAAAGAATGACGCTCCTGGGTTTGGAGTAGCAAATGGTACATGGACAAATCAGTCTAACATTTATTTTACTGCTAATTTAAATGGCATGACCGGCACACCTACCTTTACTATAACAAATGGTACAGGCACTTTATCAACTACAACTTTAAGAGGTAGTGGTGCTGCACTACCATCAAATGCTAGAAAATTGTTTTTTGAGGATATGACGACTGATTCATTGACTATTAAAGCAAATTTTACCGATAGTAGTACTGTATATGAAGATATAGTTAGTGTTTACAAAGTATATAACGGAAACACCACTCCGCTAATGTATTTGACAGATGAGAATAGAACTTTGCCTGCAGACAATGGCGGCACCGTTAGTTCTTTTTCTGGAGTTGCAACTGAAGCAGTTGTTTATTTGGGATTGGTAAACGATACTAATAATTGGGCATTTAATTCTACAGCATCGGGATGTACTATTACACAGTCAGGTACAGGCAATAGAACAATCACAATTACCGCAATGTCTGCTGATACAGCAACTGTAACTGTTGTTGGATCAAGATCAGGATATTCTAATTTAACAAGAATATATAAATTATCCAAAGCAAAACAAGGTGCTCAAGGAACAAACGGAACAAATGGTACTAACGGAACATCTGGTACTCGAGGATCAATACAAACATCTGGAGTTGCATCATCTTGGACAGACGCTGCAGCATATGCTGCAATAGTTGCGAAGGGTGGAGTTACCCCTATTATAACAGACCAAGTTACTTTATCCAATGGCACAAATTTTTCGGAAACAAAGGTATGTAGTGCTGGCGGAAACCCTGGAACATGGACAACAGTTGTGGCAGTATTTAATGGTTCATTATTAGTAAACGGAACTGTAATTGCAGACAAAATTGCAACAAGTGCTATCACCACAGACAAAATTGCAACAGATGCAATCACAACTGGAAAAATTGCAACAGGCGCTGTTACTGCAGATGAAATTGCGGTAGGTGCACTTACAGCTGACAAAATTGCTGCAAGCTCTGCAACATTAGCATCTACTGGACTATTTGGATTTGGTACCGGATTTAATATAGCGGGCTTTGGTGCGGTTGGCGGATTTGAAAGCATTTCCAATAGCCATTTTGGAGTGATAGGAGCAAGTAGTTCTACTCAACCAGGCGGGGTGTTTGCAAATAGAAACGTCAATGGGGACATAAGTACAGTTGGTATGTTTAAATTTAGAACTAGTTCATACCTTGGCGGCAGTCCTAATATGTGGACTTATGCTAGTTTTTGTACTTCCTCATTTTCTTATTATGGGGTAAGTTATTATCCAACGACGGGGTATGCAAAAACAAACGTACAACTTGATACAGCGAGCGCTGCAGGAGCTTTTAGCTATTCACCAAACAGTGCAACTGGTTTGCCCCAGACCTCCTCGGTTCAATTTGCACTGTCTGATGGTACAGCTGTTAGAGTATTCACTGGAACAATTAAAAATGCTGCAGGTGCAGTTGTTGCATTTACAGGATCACATGATGGCTTAGTATTACCTACTGAAACTATTGAATTAGGTGACATTTTAGTTGACGTGGATATTATTGCAAAACGGGATATGAGCGATGCTATAAGTACACTTACAAAATCAACGCAAATAAATCAAAAATCAGTTTTTGGAGTTTTACGACAATATGCCCAAGAAAATTATATTCCATATTGTCTAGCAGAAGAATATCAGGAAGAAGTGGTTGTGCAACAAGGCGAAGGTTCCACATCTTCATCAATTTGGAAAGAAAGATTAAATCCTATTCATCAAACAGTAGTGGACAATCACAAATTTGTATTTACTAATAGTATAGGCGAAGGATTAATCAATGTTTGCGGTGAAAACGGAAATATTGAAATAGGTGATTTAATATCTTCATCGTCAATCCCCGGAAAAGGTATGAAACAAGATGATGATATAATTAGAAGTTATACTGTAGCAAAAGCTAGAGAAACTGTGACATTCTCATCACCAACAGAAGTTAAGCAAATTGCTTGTACTTATCACTGTGGATAATAAATGGCAACAACTAAAAATTTAGTAATAGACCAAGGCGCAACATTTAGCGCCAATATCCAATTTTTGGATACTAGCAAAAATCCAATCTCATTGGCAGGTTATAGTGTTCGTAGTAAAATGCGAACATCTTATGATGCATCAAATGCTGCAATTTTAACCGCAAATATTGTTAATGCAACAACAGGAAATGTTAATTTATTTTTAACTGCAGCAAATACATCATTATTACCGCAAGGTAGGTATGTATATGATGTTGAAGCATATTCAGGCAATATTGTTGTTAGAATTGTTGAAGGATCTATTACAGTAATGCCGGGAGTTTCTGGAGATTCTACAGGATCAATTTTAAAACAAACTATCAATAGTTTAGTCAATGGCAGTAAAATAGTTAGCTTAGATATTATTGGTAACGTAACATTTCCTACTGGTAGTAAAATATTAAATGGTTATCCAGGGCCCGCCGGATCATCTGGGGACGGGCAAAGTTGGTTTGTAACATCCAACATTGGTGGCGGAGTTGCTAGTACAGATGGCAAAAATTATGTACAGGTAGATACTAACGGTTTATATATCGGTACCAATTATACTGCTAATACAGGAAATACGTGGGTCTTTAGTACAAATGGTGGGTTAACATTCCCAGATAGTACTTCTCAATCTACAGCGTTTATTTCAAATAACTATATTAGTAAATCATTGTTTAAATCTATTGTTGCTAATAGTAATTCGTGGGCTAATTTCCAAGCAAACATTGCGGCGCTATAAATACACAAAAGGATAACAAATGGCATCTGTAACATCTAGAGAACAATTAAAAGATTATTGCCTAAGGCAATTGGGTGCTCCTGTAATTGAAATAAATGTGGATGACGATCAAGTTGAAGATCGTATTGATGATGCTTTCCAATTCTATCGTGAGTATCATTTTGATGCTGTAGAAAAAGTTTACCTAAAGCATGAGATGACTGCTAACAATATTTCGGCACAATATGTAGAGCTACCTGACGCAATTGTGGGCGTTGAACGAATATTTCCCTTTATGAACAAGTCTACGGGAACCAACATATTTGATATTAAATACCAAATTCTAATCAATGATCTATACACCCTAACATCAACTGATTTGATTTATTATACATCAGTAAGACAGGAGTTGGAACTAATTAATCAATTGCTTGTGGGACAAAAACCCATAAGGTTTAATAGACATATGAATAGGTTAATGATTGACATGGACTGGAGCGCAGATGTTGCTCAGGGTACATATATTATTGTAGAATGCTGGAGAATATTAGATCCAGATGTTTATACCGATGTATATAACGATATGTTCTTAAAAAGATATGCTACTGCTCAAATTAAAAAACAATGGGGTAATAATTTGAAGAAGTTTGCAGGTGTACAACTTCCCGGAGGAGTAACACTAAACGGTGAGATTGTGTATCAAGAAGCAGTGGAAGAAATAAGACAAATTGAAACAGAGATTCAATCTAGATTTGAATTACCTGTAGATATGTTTGTTGGATAATTAATGCTTCTTATCACTGAGCCTCATAGCATATACTAACATCTTGTCAATAGATTGTCAATAGAAACATAATATAAAATGGCAACCGTAAATCCATATTTTCACTCCGGCGTACCCATGGGACGCGGATCGGAGCAAAACCTATATGAAGACTTAATCATAGAGTGCTTGAAGATTTATGGTTTCGAATTGTATTATCTGCCTCGCAAGGCCTACAATGAAGATCGTATTTTGGGTGAAGATCCGTTAAACAATTACGAACATGCTTATCCAATTGAGATGTATTTGGAAAGCAATACAGGATTTGAAGGCCAAGGCGAGTTCTTATCTAAGTTTGGTGTTGAGACAGTTGAGAATGCTAATTTCGTAGTCTCAAGAAAACGTTGGTTAGAGATTGCTGGCAATACCGGCAATACTGTTTTGGCAACCAGACCAGCTGAAGGTGACATCTTATTCTTCCCATTAACGAAATCATATTTTGAAATACGCAAGGTAGAAGGAGATAAACCGTTCTTTCAACTTGGTAAATTATATGTCTACAGATTAACTTGCGAATTGATGCAGTTCTCAAGCGAAGTTATTAACACGGGTATTGCTGAAATTGATACTTATCCAGATGGTATAAATGAAGATATTCGCAACTTTGGTTTACTACAAGAAAATGGCGATGAATTATTGTTTGAATACAATACAGAAACTCCAATCGTCAACGAATCATATTCTATAATACACGCCGATGATGGTGGCGCACGAAACGAAGATTTTGATACTAACATTACAGACATTTTAGATTTCAGCGAAAGAAATCCTTTTGGAGAGGCATTTAAATAATGTTAGATCAACGATTTTACTGGGGAACAATTCGTAAATCAATTATTGCTTTTGGCAATATGTTCAACGATATTAATGTTGAACGCCGAGATGCCGACGGAAATATTGTTCAAATATTAAAGGTACCTTTATCTTATTCAGGTAAGGCAAAAGCCCTTGCACGAATTCAGCAACGACCCAATGTTGACGATAGAAACGTGCAAATAATTGTACCGAGAATGGCGTTTGAGATGTCAACTCTTCAATATGATTTTAATCGTAAAATAAGTCCTTTACAACAAAGCAGATCAGTAAATACTACAAGTACAACTCTTGATTCACAGTATGCTCCTACTCCGTATAATATTAATGTGCAATTGTATATATACGTTAAGAATCAAGATGATGGATTACAAATTGTAGAACAGATTTTACCTTATTTTAATCCTGACTATAACTTAACAGTGAAGTCAATTCCACAATTAAATATTATGAATGACTTGCCCATAATTTTGGATTCAGTTAATTTTGAAGATAATTATGAGGGTGAGTTTGACGATAGAAGAACTATCATATGGACATTATCGTTTACTATGAAACTTAATTTTTATGGCCCGGTTAACAAACAAGGTGTTATTAGAAAAGTTGTTACTAGTACATATAATGATGTTGCATTGTCGCAAAAACAAACAACACTTACTGTTGAACCTGATCCATTGACAGCAAAACCGGGCGATGATATTGGATTTACTGATACATTTGAAAACTTTTAATGAAAAATATACCTGAACTTGATAAAATATTTGATATTAGCCCAGTTGATGAGGTAGATTTGCCTACGACATTACCCGTAGTTAGTGATGCACAATCTAAACAATTAGATCAAGAAGATGATTATCAATTAGCAAGAAACACTTTGCGTAATTTAATAGTAAAAAGTGAAGATACTCTAGATCAAATGATAGATCTTGCTAAAAATTCTGAGCATCCTAGAACATATGAAGTTGCTGGCCAACTAATTAAAACAGTCTCCGATGTAGCAAAAGATTTAATGGAACTTCAAAAGAAGGTCAAAGATCTGAAAAAAGATGAACCGGATAACATTAAAAACATTACAAATAATAATGTAGTGTTTGCAGGATCTACCGCAGAGTTAATGAAAATGCTTGGCAAAAAAGACGACGGTAAAACAATTGAGCAATAAACAAATATCATATAACGGCAATCCCAATCTTAAACCAATTGGTACCGTAGAATCATACTCAGCTGAGCAAGTTAAAGAACTTATGCGCTGTATGAGCGATCCCATCTATTTCATAGAAAACTATTGTAAGATTGTATCATTAGATCGTGGTTTAATAGATTTTAAGCTTTATGATTGCCAAAAAGAAAAAGTAGATGTTATACTGAATAATCGTAAAGTTATTTTGATGGAAGGTCGCCAACAGGGCAAAACTATTACCGCTGCCGCATGTATTCTTTGGTACACATTATTTCAAGAAAACAAAACGGTTGCTATTCTGGCAAACAAATCATCGGCCGCGCGCGAGGTTCTTTCTAGATATGAACTAATGTATGAGATGCTTCCTATGTGGATGCAACAAGGTGTTAAAACATTTAACAAGGGCGACATTGAACTTGAGAATGGTTCTAAAGTATTTACTGCAGCAACAAGCTCATCTGGTATTCGTGGTAAATCTGTAAACTGGTTATACATTGACGAAGCTGCTATTATTCCAAATAATGTTGCTGAAGATTTCTTCACATCTGTTTATCCAACAATTTCTGCTGGCAACACAACAAAGATTTTACTCACATCTACACCGCTAGGATATAATCACTTCTGGAAGTTCTGGAATGAAGCGGAGCAGGGACTAAATGGGTTTGTTCCATTGTTTATCCCGTATAGCAGAATTCCGGGTAGAGATGAAAAATGGGCCAATGAGCAAAAATCAATGTTAGGTGAATTAAAGTTTAACCAAGAGGTTTTATGTAGATTCCTTGGTTCTTCTAATACTTTAATTAATCCCGACACTATTGGCAGAATGTCTACAAAGCAGTTTGTATATACAAAAGATGGATTAGATATTCTTCAAGAGCCAGAAGAAGACCACGTATATATGCTTGTGGCAGATACTTCGCGCGGTGTAGGTGGGGATTACTCAGCGTTTGCAGTAATGGATATCACATCTTATCCATTTACAGTAGTTGCTAAGTATCGAAGTAACAGAATAAGTCCGTTGTTATTTCCCAACATTATAGAAAAAGTAGCTAAAGATTACCACAAGGCATACTGCTTGGTAGAAATCAACGATAACGGGCAACAGGTAGCAGATTCCCTATATACTGATCTGGAATATGAGAATGTATTCTTTGTGGGAAGCAGTAGCAAATCTGGTCAATATTTGTCCGGAGGATTTACCCCAGGGGCAACACTGGGTGTTAGAACTACGAAACAGGTAAAACGACTTGGATGTACGACATTTAAGAGTTTAGTAGAAGGAACAAAACTTCTAATACATGACCCAGAAATAATCGAAGAAATTTCCACATTCATTGAAGTCCGGGGAACGCATAAGGCAGACGAAGGATATCATGACGACCTAGTAATGTGTTTGGTATTATTCTCTTGGGCAACAAACGAACCGTTCTTCAAAGATTTAACAGATTCAAATCTCAGAAAAGCTTTGTATGAAGAACAATTTAAGCAAATCGAGGAGAATCTAACTCCTTTTGGTATAGTAAATGATGGACTTCCTCAGAAGGAAGAACCGGTAGTAATGGGTGACGATCTTTGGTTTTCAGCAGATCCGGCAAAAGAAATGGAAAAACTTAAAACTAAATGGATGGAAAATGTCTAAAAACTTATACTTATAAATAAATAGTAATCAATAGTTATATAACTATATAAAAATCTTTAAGGAGAATAAGATGGCATTTCAGCTTTCACCCGGCGTACTAGTACAAGAAAAGGATTTAACTGCAATAGTCCCTTCTGTTGCTACTTCAGCTGGCGCATTCGCTGGCGCCTTCCAATGGGGACCTGTTGGAGAAGTTACCACCGTCGATTCAGAAAATAATTTAGTAAAATATTTCGGCGGACCCACTGATGCTACATATATATCATTTTTTACTGCAGCAAACTTTTTATCATATGGTAATAATCTACAGTTAGTTCGTGTTGTTAACGAGGCCGAAGCTAAAAACGCTGTCGCAAATGCATCAGCAACTAGCGCAGTATTAATTAAAAATTTAGACGACTATTTAAACACTAGATCTAGTGGAAATTATAATCTAGGTGAATTCGCAGCAAAATATCCAGGGGAATTGGGAAATTCATTGAAAGTTTCAATGGTAGATGCCAATACCTGGCCAAATTGGGCAAACACATATCAGGCAGATTTCAATTCTGCTCCAGGTACATCCACATATGCTAGTTCATTAAATGGTGTAAACGATGAGTTGCACGTTGCTGTTATTGACGAAGACGGACTATGGACCGGCGTTAGAGGAACGGTAATAGAAAAGTTCCCATATGTATCTAAAGGTTCAGATGCAAAGAATTCTGACGGATCATCTAATTATTATAAAGATGTACTTAATAAAAAATCAGAATATATTTGGTCTATAGATCATCCAACGCTTGGCACAAATTGGGGAACTACTGTTCAAAGTAAAACATTCGCAAATTTAAGTTCAAATGTACAAGTCTCTTTATCAAACGGTAGAAGCGCAGCTGCTAATATTACCGCCGGTAATGTTATTGTAGGATTTAACTTATTCTCAAATGACGAGTTGTATGATGTTAGTTTAATACCATTGGGCGAATGGGGAAATGCAACCTCAGTTGTTAGCTCTGTTGTAAATATCGCAGAATCAAGAAAAGATTGTGTAGTATTCATATCTCCAGATATTACAGACGTAGTAAATGTATCCACCGCCGTACAAGCAAGCAATGTTGTTGATTTTAGAAATAACCAAATTAACGTAAATTCAAGCTATGCTGTTTTAGATTCAGGTTGGAAATATCAATATGACCGTTACAACGATAAATATCGTTGGGTACCGCTGAATGGTGACATTGCAGGGATATGCGCAAGAACAGATACAGTAGCAGAACCTTGGTTCAGCCCAGGTGGTTTTAATCGCGGCCAAATTAGAAATGTTGTTAGATTGGCATTTAATCCTTCAAAAACTGACAGAGATACTCTATACAAAGCAGGCGTCAATCCTGTTGTAGCGTTCCCGGGTCAAGGCACAGTATTGTTTGGCGATAAAACATTGCAAACAAAGCCTAGTGCATTTGATAGAATCAATGTTCGTAGATTGTTTATTGTATTAGAAAAAGCAATTGCAACCGCATCAAAATTCCAATTATTCGAGTTTAATGATCCTTTCACAAGAGCACAATTTAGAAATCTAGTTGAACCATTCTTAAGAGATGTTCAAGGCCGTAGAGGCATTACAGATTTTAAAGTTGTTTGTGACGAAACAAATAATACAGGCGACGTAATAGATAGAAACGAATTTAGAGCTGATATTTTTATCAAACCTGCTCGTGCTATTAACTTTATATCGTTGACATTTGTTGCCACACGCTCTGGCATTTCATTCGAAGAAGTCGGCGCTTAATAACGGAGAATAACAAAAATGGCAACAATAGTATCCCCTTTCAGTATTAATACTTTTAAAACACAGCTAAAGAATGGTGGCGCACGTCCCAATCAATTCCAAGTTACAATTAATTTTCCAGCATTAGTTGCACAAAATACGGTATTGAACAGAGCATCTTCATTTTTGGTAACAGTTGCAGAATTACCTGGTCAAACAATTGGAGTTACTCCTGTATATTACAGAGGCAGAGAACTTAAATTGGCCGGCGATAAAGTATTTGCTCCTTTTACTTGCACTGTGTTAAATGATACAGATTTTACCATTAGACAAGGTCTAGAAGAGTGGATGAATCTTATTGAAAACAATGCAACTAAATTTGGTGCAACAAACCCAGCCAATTATCAATGCACAATTAGTGTTGCACAATTGGATAGACAAGGTGCTGTATTAAGAGAGTATGAATTAACAGATGCTTTCCCAACAGATATCTCACCAATTGGTTTAGATTTCTCTGCAAACGATCAATTATCGACCTTTGGTGCAACATTTCAATATCAACAATTTGCTTTTAGAAATGTTTCTGTCGGAACTAGACTATAATAAATAGTTTATACTATGGACATTAACTTTTTGGAATTTAAATAATGGCAATTAATTTATTTGGGTATACTATTACTCGAGGTGAAGATGTGAGTAAGATGGCACGGACACAATCGTTTGTGCCGCCTACTACTGACGATGGTACAGCAACGGTTCAGGGCGGCGGCTATTTTGGCACATATCTTGAGATGGATGCTACTGCCAAATCAGAATCAGAGCTGATTACACGATATCGCGAAGCATCTATGTATGCTGATTGTTCTACAGCAATTGATGAAATTGTTACAGAAGCAATTGCAGCAGTTGACGATGAAGCAGCAGTACAACTTAATGTTGATGCACTTGATTTGCCCGATAATATTAAAAAGGCAATGCAAGATCAATTCAATACTATTGTGAGATTGCTTGGATTCAACCTTAAGGGGTTTGATATTTTTCGCAGATGGTATGTTGATGGTAGACTTTATTATCAAAAGATTATTGACGAAAAGAATCCAAAACGTGGTATTATTGAGTTAAGACAAATTGATCCTCGTAAAATTCGCAAAGTTCGCGAAATTAAAAAGGATAAAGATCAAAAGACAGGTATAGATTTAATTAAATCAATTGAAGAATTTTTCATTTATAATGAAAAAGGTATTAATTATCAACCAAATTATACTACAACTTCTCCTGGTAGTAATCAGGGAATTAAAATTTCAACAGATTCAGTTAGTTATATTCCGTCGGGACTAAATGATTCTGAAAAAAATGTGGTACTGAGTTATTTGCACAAGGCAATTAAACCGGTAAATCAACTAAAGATGATGGAAGATGCTTTGGTCATTTATAGATTGGCTAGAGCACCTGAAAGAAGAATATTTTATATTGACGTTGGCAATTTGCCAAAGTTAAAAGCTGAGCAATATCTAAAAGATATTATGGCTCGGTATCGTAATAAGATTGTTTATGATTCTGCCACAGGCGAAATCAGAGATGATCGTAAATTTATGTCAATGCTTGAAGACTTTTGGTTGCCTCGTAGAGAAGGTGGGCGTGGTACTGAAATTACCACATTGCCAGGTGGCGAAAACCTGGGTCAGATTGATGATATTAATTATTTTCAGAATAAACTATATCAGGCATTGAATGTTCCCCTATCAAGAATGCAACCTCAACAGGGTATTTCATTTGGTAGAGCAACAGAGATTACTCGTGATGAATTAAAATTTGCTAAATTTGTAGGAAGACTTCGCAAGAAATTTAGCATGTTATTCAATGATATTTTAAAGACACAGCTAATCTTAACAGGTGTAATTACCGAACAAGATTGGGTAGAGTTAAAAGAACATATTCAATATAAATTTGCTCAAGATCAGTATTTTGAAGAAATAAAAGATGCAGAAAATTTACGCAATCGTATTGATTTGGTAAATCAGATGCAACCCTTTGTTGGAACTTATTTTAGTAAAGCCTATATAATGAAAAGTGTATTGCGATTTACTGATGAAGAAATTGAAACAATGGAATCGCAGATTGAATCGGAACCTGCACCCGAAATTGGAGTGGACGGACAACCAGTTCAGCCGCCTATAAATAATCAATAGGAGTAAAAATTATGGATACATCAGAAGTTCTTAGACACATGGTAGACGACATTCTTGCAGATCGCTCGAATGACGCTGTTAATAGATTCAACGATGCCTTGGGATTTAAATTATCCGCTGCATTGGATGATAAAAAACAAGAAATTGCCTCAAGCATAGGTAAGGAAAATGAAGAAGTTTAACTCACTAAGATTAGAATTAGCAGAAAAAACTCTTACTCCCGCTGAAAAGAAAAAGCGAGAGGAAATTGCCATGGCTATGGAGCGTGAGAATCCAGGTATGCCAATGGCTAAAAAGATGGCAATTGCCACGGCAGCTGCTAAAAGAGTTGCCGAAGAAAATCTTGATGAATTAAAATCTTCCACATTAACATCTTATATTGATAAAGTTGCAACAGGCCCTTCTAGAGGCAATAAGAACATAAAAGCAATTGGCGGAGTAACAACTGCTATTCGTAAAAGAGCTGAAAATGAAAATCCACCATTTGAACCAAATGTTCCTACCGGTGAAAGAAAAGATCAATTTGGAAATACTATTAAAAATGTAGCAAAACACTTGGCTAAACAAGGTATGAAAAGTGTTACTGAAGAAATTAAAACAACGCATGAAGATCCTTTAGTGGTTACAAGAGATTCTGAGGGCAATATTCATACTCATGCCAATTTATCTGTTGCCAATGCTATTCATGGTACAGATGTTAAACATCAAGCCATTCATACCGGTATGCCAGTACAAGCAGGTAAGTTCACATTTGAATTATCCAAGCATCATGCCGCAGAAGTTAAAGAAGCCAAAGAAAAAAGCGAATATGATTACGAAGGCGACATGGCCCGTGGTCAATTACAAAGTATTATCATGAATGCTCAAAGAGTACATGATATGTTAAAAGACAATGACAATCTTCCTGAATGGGTTCAATCAAAGATTACTCTTGCAGAAGATTATATTTCAACTGTTTCAAATTATATGGCGAGTGAAATTGATGAGATGCATTTATCTTTTGGTTCACATGATAAAAAGCCTGTTCCTGTAACATCTAAATTGGCAGATATGAAAAAATATTTTGCAACTAATGATAAAGATCAGATAAAGCAAAAAATTACAGGAAAAAAATTCCACGATATGTCTGAATATGAGGCATGGATGAAATCAAATAAAACAAAGAGTGCAATGCAAGTTGCATCGTTTGAACAAGATGCAGACAAAAGTATTGAGGAAGCATCCCACACATTTGAACCGGTAAAAAATCAAGGTCTTGTAAAGAACAATCGAGGGCATTCTTTTGTAGGCAATACATATAATGCTAAGGGATTAAAAGGCGCAAGCATTTATAAGCATAAAGAAACAGGTAAATATTATGCTAATAAAGTAACATCAAATACTACGTATCACGATAGCGCTGAAAAAGCGGCCGAAAAATACCATAGTAAAGCAAAATAATAAGAGGATAAAATGCCGGTAACAAAAACAATTCTTAAGAATGTTAGACAACAAGCAGTTGTTAAATTTATAGGTAGCGGATATGGCAATATAGATTTACGCGCAGACCTAACTCAAAATTCGGAAACATTCCAAGGGTTTGCTAACACCAATGTAACAATTAAAACTGTTATGTGGAGCACCACAGATTCTGTAAGTTCACCTATTTTAATTCAACGTGGTGTTAATGCCACAGTTGCAACCAATGTAATGATATTGTACGGAGGCGCATCATCCTGGGACTTGGCACAAGAATCCGGATTTGTTGACAATGCAAATGCAGATTCAAATGTAACAGTGTTTATTCCCCCAGCTGGTGGAATGGTATATATGGTATTGGGTAAAACATCAGGATATTTAGGTCCCCAATTAAACGCCCTATCACCTAATTAATACGGAGAAATAAAATGAGATTAATTACAGAAGCCGCACACGATATTACGTATATTGTAGAAGATAAACAATCTGGCGGCAAAAATGTCTTTATTGAAGGCATCTTTATGCAAACAGAAGTACCTAACCGAAATGGTCGTTTATACAAGCGCGACATTATGGAAAAAGAATTAACTCGTTATCAGAAATTGATTGACGAAAAAAGATCATTGGGTGAATTAGGTCATCCAGCAAATCCAACATTAAATTTGGATAAAGTATCTCACCTTATTGAAAGCCTTCGATTCGACGGCAATAATGTAATTGGTAGAGCAAAGATTTTAGAAACTCCAATGGGCAACATTGCTCGCAGTTTGCTTGATGCAGGTGCGGGCCTTGGTGTTTCTTCTAGAGGTTTGGGTTCACTAAAAATGAACAAAGAGGGTGTTAATGAAGTTCAGGATGATTTTCATCTTGCAACTGTAGACATTGTAGCAGATCCTTCCGCACATGATGCTTATGTCCAAGGCATTTATGAGTCTGCAGATTGGATTTGTGAAAATGGTCTGTGGAAAGCTGTTGATATCGAAAGAGCACAACAAACATTAAAGGGCGCATCTAAAGGACAGTTAGAATCTGTTAAACTAAAGATGTTTGAAGAGTTTATGTCTAGAATGTCTAGATAATCAAACTTATAAATAATTTGAAACAATCCATTTAGGAGACACTAATGTCAGTAGAAAGCAAAATTAAACAATTGCTAGAGCGTGTAGATGCGAAATCTAGCCTAGAAGAAGCAGACGCTATGGGTGCAGCTAAAGGTAAAGATACCTCTATCAAAGCAGCTAATGGCGGTGATGCTTCCCAACCAAAACAAGGTAGTTCTGAAGACGCAAGTTACGAAGAGCGCCATGAAGATGATGAAAACCAAGGCGCTATTGCAGCCAAAGGTATTAATCAAAATACCATTAAGATGAAGGGTCCTGTTGGTGCCGCCCCTAACTTCCAAACAGTTGGTGACCCTACTTCCGCAGTAAATCAACCCAACTCTTCAGGTAATGTTCCTGTTGGTGAAGAAGAAGAAGTTGACGGCGAAGTAATTGTAGAGGAAGATGAAGAAATTCAAGCTTCTACAGCAATTGACTTATCCCCAATTTTTGGCGATGATCTCTCAGAAGATTTCAAAGCTAAAGCAACATCTATTTTTGAAGCAGCAGTTATTGCTCGCGTAAATTCAGAAATGGATAAAGTCGCATCATCTCTAGAAGAGAAGTATGCCGATGATGTTGCAGAATACAAAGACGGTATCGTCGAAAAGATTGATTCATATCTCAACTATGTTGTTGAGAATTGGATGAAAGAAAATGAATTGGCCTTGGAAAATGGTCTTCGCACTGAGATTGCTGAAGACTTTATGTCTGGCCTAAAAGTACTATTCAAAGAGCACTACATCGAAGTGCCTGAAGAGAAATACGATGTAATCGGTGAACTACAAGCCAAAGCTGCAGAACTCGAAGCAAAACTCGACGAAGCGATTGGCAGCAATGTAGACCTTAACAAAGAAGTCACTTCTTTAAAGCGTCAAGCAGTTGTAGAAGAATTGTCCAAGGATTTGGCTGATACAGAAGCTGCAAAATTGGGCAAGCTATTAGAGGGTGTTGATTATGAAAATGAAGATCTTTACAGAGAGAAAGTTTCTGTAATTAAAGATAATTATTTTCCAAAGAATGCAGTAACAGAAAGCGTATCGCAATCTGTTCAAGCACAACAGACTTTAACAGAAGAGACAGATGTTCCAACTAACTTTACAGATGGTTCATCAGTAGTTTCTGCATATGCTAAAGCACTTTCAAGATCAATTAAAAGAGCGTAATTTTACGACATTCCATCAAGGAGAAAAAAATGTTTTTATCTGAAAACTTACAACAAAAATGGCAAGCCATTTTAGAGCACCCTGATCTTCCAGAGATCAAGGATTCATACAAGCGTGCAGTTACATCTGTATTGTTAGAGAACCAAGAGCGTTCACTACGTGAAGAGCGTAGCGCAATGTTTGAGGCAGCTCCAGCAAACAACATTAGCGCAACAAGCGGTATTGACAAGTATGACCCGATCATGATCGGCCTAGTACGTCGTGCAATGCCTAACCTAATGGCTTATGACATCTGCGGCGTTCAACCAATGACTGGCCCAACAGGCTTGATCTTCGCAATGCGTTCTACATATGCAGGTGCTCGTACACCTTCAACAAGAGCAGAAGCATTGTTTAATGAAGCTAATACAGCATTCTCCGGTACAGGCGTTGCACAAACACCAGCACCAGGAACTACTTTAGATCCTACAGGTACATTCACTTCCACAACTGCTGGCGGTGTAGCAACAGCAGACGCTGAAGCATTGGGTACTTCTGGTAGCCCAGCATTTAACGAAATGTCTTTCTCAATTGACAAGACAACAGTTACTGCAAAATCACGTGCATTGAAGGCTGAGTACACAGTTGAATTGGCACAAGACTTGAAGGCTATTCATGGTCTTGACGCTGAAGCAGAATTATCAAACATCTTGTCACAAGAATTTATGTTTGAAATTAATCGCGAAGTTGTTCGTACAATTTACAAAGTTGCTAAGCCAGGTTCACCAGCTACAGCAACTGCAGGCACATTTGACTTAGACGTTGACTCTAATGGACGTTGGTCTGTTGAGCGTTTCAAAGGTCTATTGTTTAACATTGAACGTGATGCTAACCACATTGCTCAAGACACACGTCGTGGTAAAGGTAACTTCATCGTTTGCTCTGCAGACGTTGCAAGCGCATTAGCTATGTCAGGTGTTCTAGACTACACTCCAGCTTTAAGCACAAACTTAAATGTTGATGACACAGGCAACACTTTCGCAGGTGTATTGAATGGCCGTTATAGAGTTTACATTGATCCGTATTCCAGCAACCTAGGTGCAGCAAATCAGTTCTACATGGTTGGTTATAAGGGTTCTTCTCCTTATGACGCAGGTATGTTCTATTGCCCATATGTTCCTCTACAAATGGTTCGCGCAGTTGATCCTAACAGCTTCCAACCAAAGATTGGTTTCAAGACACGTTATGGTTTAATTGCTAACCCATATGTTGTACAATCAGACGGTTATACAAATGATGCTGACACATTTACAGCTAACCGTAATCAGTACTATCGTCGTACACGCGTAGTGAACTTAATGTAATTTTTATATTAGATAAGTCGGCATTAAGATCGGCACAGTCATAGACTGTTTAAAAGGGGGAAGAAATTCCCCCTTTTTTTGCCTTATAAATATTAATGTTAGCAAAGGATGTTAAATGTATACCTCAAACATAGATGTATTAGCAAACAATTATTCAGATTCTCTTCCAAAGACTTATAATTTTTTAAGACCGAACGCCTTTAAGTTCTCGGTTAAAGATTTGCCAAATACTTCTTTTACTTGTCAATCGGCAAATTTGCCACAATTGGCATTGGGATTTGCATCACAACCTACACCCTTTGTTGACGTTCCTCGTATTGGTGATAAATTGGAATTCGGAGAATTCACTATTAGATTCATTATAGCCGAAGATATGTCAAATTATTTAGAATTATATAGATGGTTGGTAGCACTTGGATTTCCTAAAGATTATTCGCAGTTTGGACAATTTGTTAATAGTCGACCAAGTGCATTTCCAATGATCATGAATTCTAGAGGAGAGCAAGAGCTTTTGGCATACTCGGATGGTACTTTAACGATTTTAGACTCGACAAATACCCCTAAAGTAAATATAATATATAAAGACATATTCCCAGTGTCTTTAGAAGCTTTGGATTTTGATATAGCTTCGGCAAGCGTTGAATATTTTACAGCAATTGCTTCATTTAAATATACCCTGTTTGAGGTGGAGCAACTTTAATTAACTATGGAGATTTTATGGCAAATAATAAAACTGGATTGAAAAACATTCCAAAAATTCCGGTACCAAAATTTAACAAACCGGTATCAACCTCAGCTGCCCCAGCAGCACCAGAAGGCGCACAACCCCAACCAGGTCAATTGCAAATTAATATTGATGAATTGCGTAAAGAAAAAATCTTTGTTGCAACACCATGTTATGGTGGTATGTTAACAGAGGCATATTTTAGATCAATGGTTCGTACATTGACATTCTTTAATCAACACCAAATCCCAATCGCATTTGGTACGATTGCAAATGAGTCTTTAGTTACTCGTGCTCGCAATGTGTTAGTTGCTTATTTTCTACAAAGTAATTATTCTCGTTTACTCTTTATTGATGCAGACATTGAATTCCAAGTTGAAGATGTATTGAAGTTGATTGCGCACAATAAAGAAGTTTGCGTTGGTGCATATCCTAAGAAGGGTGTTAACTGGCAACGTATTAAAGAACACGTTATACGCAAAACTGGCGAAGAAATCTCTGATAGAGATATTGCAGCAGCAGGTTCAGATTATGCGATTAACTTTAAATTTGTTAATCGTGATATGAAACAAATTGCTATTGAAAATGGCGTAATTAAATTGCATGATGGCGCTACAGGCTTTATGATGATTAAACGTGAAGCAATTGATAAGATGATTGCTGCATATCCAGAGTTGAAGTATAACAATGATTTAAATACCCCTCCAGATTTGCAAGACTTCTTCTATGCATTCTTTGACACAATGATTGATCCTGTAGATCGTCGTTATTTGTCAGAAGATTATACATTCAGCAGACGCTGGCAAAGCATCGGCGGCGACATTTGGCTCGACCCAACAATCTCATTGAACCACTTTGGAGCATTTAACTTCCAAGGTAATCCATCACAAATTATTCAAATTGGATAATCAATGAAATTATCTGACCTGCAGGAACTGTGGGCAGATGATTGTAAGATTGACGAAACAAATCTTGGACATGAATCTGCTCGCACCCCTACTTTACATTCTAAGTATTTAAATTTTTTAACATCTACTCGGCTTAATTTACGTAAGGCTGAGTCTGACTACTTAAACCTTCGCCGCAAAAAGTACAAATATTTCAGAGGAGAAATGACTCAACTGGAATTAACTGACGAAGGCTGGAATCAATGGCAAGGTAACAAACCATTAAAGAATGAAATGGATGAATTTCTTCAGGTGGATCCAGACTTAATTATCCTACAAGATAAAATTGAGTATTTTAAAACTGTCATGTATCAGCTTGAACAAATTATTAGATCATTGAATAGTAGAACATGGGATATTAAAAATAGTATTGAATGGACTAAATTCACAAACGGTTTAATGTAATGTCTGATATAAGAATAAGAAAAAAGAACGAAGTATACTTAAATGTTGATGCTGAACCTTCAATTGCTCAAGAATTGAACGATCACTTTTCATTTGAGGTTCCTGGTGCAAAATTTCACCCTCTTTATAGATCAAAGATGTGGGATGGTCGCGTGAGACTTTTTTCGATGTTCTCAAAAGAGTTATATGTTGGGTTAAAAGACTACGTAGAACATTTTGCCAAAGAGCGTGATTATACTGTAGATTATTCTGAATATGTTCATACTGCTGACCCATGCACTCTTGAAGAAATAAAAGAGTTTGTAAAAGAACTTAACATTGGGTCAAAGGGCGAACCTCTCGAAATGAGAGATTATCAGATTGATGCTGTTTACAAAGCAATTAGTGACGGCAGACGTTTGTTATTATCCCCTACTGGTTCGGGAAAATCATACATCATTTATTGCGTAATGCGTTGGCATGAAAAATATAGTAGACGTCAATTAATTTTAGTCCCTACTACTTCGCTTGTTGAACAAATGTATTCTGATTTTCAAGATTACTCTTGTTTAAATGGTTGGAAAACATCTAATCATTGTCATCGCATCTACGGCGGCCATGAAAAATCTAATGAGTATGATGTTGTTATTAGTACTTGGCAATCGTTATATAAGTTACCTAAAAAATTCTTTGATGATTTTCAGGCAATTTATGGAGATGAAGCGCATTTGTTTAAAGCCAAATCACTAACAGGTATTCTAAATAAATGCCCCGGTGCTCCTTATCGTATAGGTACTACTGGAACATTAGATGGAACGCAGACACATAAGTTAGTTCTTGAAGGATTATTTGGTCCCGTTTATAAAGTTACTACAACTAAGAAACTTATTGCGAATAAAACTTTAGCTGACCTGCAAATATATAATTTAATATTAGATTATTCGGATGAGATTAAAAAGGCACTTAAAGGAAAGACATATCAAGAAGAAATGGATTTTCTAGTACAGCATGAACCTCGGAATAAATTTATTCGTAATTTGACTCTAAAGCAAGAAGGCAATAGTCTTGTCCTATTTCAGTATGTGGAAAAACACGGTAAAAATCTATATCAAATGATTAATGATAAAGCTGAAAATCGAAAGGTGTTTTTTGTTTATGGCGGGACAGATACGGAACAAAGAGAACAAATTCGAGCATTGACAGAGAAGGAGAATAATGCTATAATAGTAGCATCATATGGAACTTTCTCAACAGGTATAAATATTAAAAACCTACATAATATTATTTTTGCATCTCCTTCTAAATCTCGAATTAGAAATTTACAATCGATTGGCAGGGGATTGAGAACAAGTGAAACTAAAAGTAGTTGTACCTTATATGATATAGGCGATGATTTGACTTGGAAGTCTAAAAAGAATTATACTTTATTACACATGATAGAACGAATCAAAATCTATAACGATGAACATTTTGAATATAAACTAATAAAAGTAACCCTACAATGAACCAATCATATAAACTATTAAAACTTAATACAGGTGACGATATAGTTTGTAAAACTGAAGAAAATTTATCATTAAAAGATAAGGAAAGTATTTTCGTACAGGACCCCATGGTGCTTGATCAAATTAGAGTACCTTATGGATCTGGTATAATGGAATCTTATACTTTATCTCCTTGGATGGCAATGACCGAAGATACTTTTTATGAAATACCTGTACGTTATATTATTGTAGCTGCGGATATTAAAGAAAATCTTAAAGATAATTATATAAAGTATGTACAAAATCGCAAAGAAGCAGAACTAAATGCAGAATGCGAAGATAAAGAAGAATCTGATAACTCTGAAATTGAAAAAGACCCTAACTATGAAAACAGCCAAAGCACCATTAAACGTCGCGGAAAACTTGTCCACTAAACCTAAGATGCAGGTGTCATCCCATTATGTTGACAACAAAAAATTCTTACAAGCATTAATAGACTATCGACAAAGTGTAGTTGACGCAGCCGCAAAAGGTGAAGAACCTCCGATTGTTTCAAAATACATAGGAGAATGCTTTATTAAGATTTCAACCCATCTTTCATACAAATCTAATTTTATTAATTATACCTTTAAAGATGATATGATATCCGATGGTATTGAAAATTGTTTAACGGCGGTTGTTAAATTTGATCCTGCAAAATCTTCAAACCCGTTTGCTTATTATACACAAGTTATCTATTTTGCATTCATTAGACGTATCCAAAAAGAAAAGAAACAACAAGCAACCAAATACAAGCTAATTGAGAATATGGATATTGATGCTTTAATTTCTCAAGAACAAGATGGTGAATTTGGTTCGCAATTCTTAGATTATCTAAAACGACAAATGGATACTATTGATATTGAAAAACGGGTAATGAATATTCCGAAAAAGGCTAAAAAAGTTCGAGATGATATCGAAAATCCGCTTGACCTTGATGACTAAACACTATATAATATGTAGTATAAATTCTCGGAGATATGATGGCAAAATTGAAAATATCAGAACTATTTTATAGTATTCAGGGCGAAGGTAGATACATGGGAGTTCCTTCTGTGTTCTTAAGAACATTTGGTTGCAACTTTACTTGCGACGGATTTGGAATGACAAAGGGTGAAAAGAGTAATGAAAGAAATGTTATTGCAATTAAAGCTGATAGTTTTACTACCTATAAAGATCTTCCTCTTGTTCATACAGGTTGCGACTCTTATGCTTCTTGGGATCCTCGGTTTAAGCATCTTAGCCCTGTACTCTCTACTGATAGCATTACCGATACAATTATGGATATACTACCGCACAAGAGGTGGGAAGACGAACATCTTGTAATCACAGGCGGTGAACCTTTATTAGGTTGGCAAAAACAATATCCTGAATTATTAGATAATGAAAAGATGTTAGGGTTAAAAGAACTAACATTTGAGACAAATGGCACCCAACCGCTAACGCCTGAGTTTAAACAATATCTCCTAAATTGGACATTGAGTAATAAAAATAGATCAAATAAAAGAGGTCGTGATACTTTAACATTTTCAGTCTCTCCTAAATTATCTGTATCCGGTGAAAAATGGGAAGATGCAATTTGTCCTGAAATTGTTGCAGGATATGAATGGTGCGGATATACTTATCTTAAATTTGTAATTGCTTCACCCCAAGATGCGGAAGAAGCAGAGGAAGCAGTAAATGCATATCGTAAAGCTGGTTTTACGGGTCCTGTTTATCTTATGCCTCTTGGTGGCACTGAGCAGTTGTACTCTATTAATAATAGGAATGTTGCAGAACTCGCAATGCGAAAAGGTTGGAGATACTCAGATAGACTCCAAATTCCATTGTTTAAAAACGCATGGGGAACATAATGTCAAATAGTGCTTTAAATCAAGTTACCACATATGGCATCAATGCTACTGATAAACATATGGATGGGTTTTATCAATTTTCATATAAACAAAAATTGTATGAAGTAATGTGGGAAGCACAACGGCAATTAAGTCGATGTGACACATTCGTAGGTGAGGAAGAATGGGTTGCTGAAAGTCTCCCAAAATATAAATAATAATGTTACACAACGGTAACAAATTTCAATTATCATATCCGAGTTAGGAAGGATTCTAAAATGTCATATAACAAAACAAAATGCGACCCCGAGTTGGGTCTTAAAGTTCACGAACATCTAGTTAAAGTAGGAGTTGAAACTCCTATTAAAGAGACTGGGCAAGTGATTGATCGTAAGGGCAAGATCGATGTAATCGAATCTTTATTTACAGATATCATGAAAACACTTGGGCTTGATCTTACAGATGATAGTCTAATTGACACGCCTAAGCGTGTTGCTAAGATGTATGTGAATGAAATCTTTTGGGGACTCGATTATGAGGCTTTCCCTAAATGCACAACTGTTAATAACAAAATGCATTATAATGAAATGGTTGTAGAACGTAATGTTAATGTACAATCTAATTGTGAGCATCACTTCGTTGTAATTGATGGATTGGCAACTGTAGCATATGTTCCTAAGCAACGAGTGTTGGGTCTAAGTAAAATTAATCGTATTGTTGAATATTTCAGCAAACGACCACAGATTCAAGAACGCCTAACAGAACAAATTTTCCATACACTACAGTTTATTCTTGATACTGAAGATGTTGCTGTATTGATTGATGCACAACACTATTGTGTTAAATCTAGAGGTGTTGAAGATACAGGAAGTTCTACAGTCACCGTTCGCTTAGGTGGCGGATTTAAAAATCACCCAGAAGTAAGAAACGAGTTTTATCAGATTGCAAGACAAGGATGTAAATGACAGTTAATGTAATGGTTGACTTGGAAACAATGTCAACAAGATCGCATGCAGCTATTTGTTCAATCGGTGCAGTAAAATTTGAAGGCAGTAAAATTATAGATACATTTTACTGCACCGTTGACCTTGCTAGCTGTAAAGAAGCCGGGTTACATATTTCCAAGGATACTGTTGAATGGTGGTCTAAACAAAATAAAGAAGCATTGCGAGAATTAACTAAAAATAATATCTCATTACAAGAAGCTCTTGATAAATTTGAGTTATGGTTTGGCCCTAAGAGTTTACCTATTTGGGGCAACGGTGCAGTATTTGACAATACTATTTTAGGCAATGCGTATTTTATTACAGGCAGAGAACCGCCTTGGAAATGCTGGGATGATAGATGTTATCGTACCGCTAAAGCAATGTTTAATTGGATTCCGACAGACGATCGCCAAGGCACCTACCATAACGCATTAGATGATGCTATGCATCAGACAAAACACCTAATTAAAATTCTTGGGGATTAAATGACAAATGTCCAGCAACGAATGGAAGAATTGATTAGACCAATCGATCAACAAATTTATATGTGCGACGATAGGCGAGATTTATTAATGTTTAATTGCGCAATGTTACAACGAGTTAAAGAAGTATTTGATTTGTTAGTGGGTGAAGAAGGTCGCAAGAATATGTTTAAAGATTTAGTATGAAAACTTATAAAAAGAGAATTGCATTTTGTATTAGTGATCAGCATCTAGTGCCTCACGGTGGTATTGGGCAATTTGCCAAAGGGTTTGTTGAGATGGCAAATAAAATTAACTGGAAGGTTGATATTATTACAGACAAACCCACAACAAATGACTTTGCCAAATTAGTTGAATCATTAGGTGCAAATTTAATTGCACCCAAAAATGCTTTGTCATATAAAAATCATACCGGCACCTTTGCATTTACTGATTCAATTAACTTTGAAAAGATGATTAACTTTCGTGATGCTGTTATGAATGCGTTTCATACTAACATTTATGACATGGTTGTCTGCAACTCTTTAGAAGCAATGCCTGCAGTATTAAGTTTTGATCTTAATAATTACATCCCCGTAGTTCTTTACACGCATGAAGAAAGTATGGTATTCCGTGATACGAGAAAATTTAAAGGTGTGTTTTTAGAGAGTTGTAATGAATTCTTTAATAATTTAATGACAGTTGAAAGTTGTCATATTGGCACACAATCTGCACGAAATGTTTCTGAAATTAAGAACAATGGCGGAGTAAATGTAGAGCATTTGAGTATGCCTATGTCTGAAAGAGAATTACTCACAAGCAATTATGCAGAACGAAAAGGTGTCTTGTATATTGGTCGTTGGGAAGATCGCAAAAATCCAGAAGCATTTTTAAAAGTAATTAAAGAGACTGGATTGCCTGCAAAGATTATGACGAATGTAAACGGCAAAAAGAAATTTGAAGCTCGTCTTGCAGAACTCGGCATAACAGATTATGAGATTAAAGCTAGCATTGTTGGCAAAGAAAAAGTTGACTTTATTAAATCTGCAAAGGTACACTTTAATCCGTCTCTAAGAGAAAATTACCCGTTCACATTTTTTGAATGTCTTGGACATATGCCTTGTATTGTTATTGACAAATCTGAATGGGTAACTAATTTTGATAACAAATATTATATTCGTTTGCCCCTAAATGAGGTTGCTGAAGTATTAAAAAATGAATATAATGCTGATCGAAAACAACGCAACCATGATGCGTTACAGTATGTAAAACATTTGGATTTTCAAACATCTGATAGATGGAAAAAGTTCCTTTCAGGATACAAACAAACATCTTTAGCAAGATCAGACTCCGCAAAAATTAATGATTATTCTGAAATCAAATATGCAGACTTTATTAAAATCCTAAATAGGACACAATTAGCTATAGATGATGTCAAAAGTATATTGACAAATAAGTCTAAATATAATATAATCTATACAGACAACGACACATATTTATCTAAAGATCCAAATTTTATACCAAAAGAAGAAGCAACTTCTTCATTAGAAAGCCTGTTTGCATGAGAACATATGAATACGTAATTTCTGGCCCAGCATATTTACGCTTGGGCGCAGAACAATGTAATGACCCTATAGTATTAGAAATGATGCTCGACATGATTGCTCGAGTTTGCCACAATCAAAATAACCATACATTCTCACTATTGTATAATGGGTTTACTGAAAAGAACTTTGGCTCTAAATTACAAAAGTTTCGCCCTTCAATTAATAACATTCATGCTGACTCTGGTGGTTTGCAGATTATTACTCGTGGGTTGAAAAATACTTCAGATGTAAGAGAAAAAGTTTATTTGAATCAGGCCACATATGCCGATATTGGCATGTCTTTTGACGAGATTCCTGTTAAGACAACTTCTACAAGCGGTGTATCATCTAAGATTGATACTAAGCGTAGATATGCAGATATGGATAATTTTGACGATTATGCAAGACAAACGGGTCGAAATGTAAAAGCGCAAATTGAAACATTCGATAAGATGGGTAGCAAATGTAGACCATTTGTTATTATGCAAGGATCGTCTCAAGAATCATATTCACGCTGGGCAAAATTAGCACTTGAAGAAATTACTCCGGCATTGCATCATCGTATTGGTGGTCTTGCTATGGGATCAGCTGCTCTAGGTATGGGTCAGCTTGAAGACGTTAAACGAGCATTCTATGTTACACAGATGCCATACACAAGACCATTTCATTTACACGTATTGGGTGTAGGCGCACTACGTCGTATTCTTCCTTATATTTGTTTCAGTCAATCTGGTTTGTATGAAGGCATTGATATCTCATATGACTCGACAACACATTCTATGTCATTGGATAATGGATTGTTTTATTTTTCATTCGCTAAAAAAGCTGCAGGCTCACCATATGGCGGAACCTCTGTAAAAATGGGTAGAGAATATTCTAACATTTATAGAACAGTTACTAAAGAAATTAATACAGTGTGTGGAACAAATTATACCCCTGAAGAATATCATATCTTAATGAATAGAGGTGTAGGTGTTCATTTAGACGCAGGTGGACAATTTGTAGATATTATGCGAGCACGTCTTGCTTTTATTTTAACAAACGTACACAATTTTACTCACGATGTAAATGCTTTAACAGAATCTAAAGAATTGTTTTTAAAGTTCTGCAGAGAAAAAGATTGCGAGAATGAATATGCTACATTATTTGATGTTAAGACGCTTGCTGATTTTGAGCATTGGGAAAAAGATGTAGGCAAACATATGGATTCCGAACCAGTTAACACACAACCACCAGTTTCACTTGAGGATTTATTTGCATGACCGATATTATTTCAGACGATCCAGTATTTTTTACAGACACAATTATACACAGTAAATTAATTAAAAAGAAAAGTTCTATTTGGGTTACCTTTCGTAAAGAAGGTATTCATAAATATCCCCAAGCTGCAACTGATCCTAAATTAGCAACAGGCGATTGGCTAGATGTTTCATTCTTAGGAACACCGCATAGACACATTTTTCATTTCCGAGTAGAGATGGAAGTATTTCATGATGATCGAGATGTAGAATTTATTCAGGCAAAACGCATTATGGAAAAGTGGTATTCAGATGGCACTTTACATTTAGATTATAAGTCATGCGAAATGATGGCATGCGATCTTTATGATAAATGCGCGCAAAAATGGCCTGATAGAGATTATACTATTGAAGTATCAGAAGATGGTGAAAACGGTTGTAGAATTAGTTTTGAGAGGATAGCAGGTGAGTAAATTATATTATATGGGTTTAGAACCCTATGAAGGTCGTTATACTTTACAATTACAACAATGGAGCGAAGCTGCATTTAAACGCAGAGGCATTGATTATGAAGTAATTCATGGCAATATTTTAGATGACTCTAAGGCAATTGTTACAGGTCAAGTACTTGATGCGCATGGGCGTAGTTATTATTCTCTGACACAAATGGCTAATCTTATTAAGAAGATGAAAGCTGGTGAAATTACTTGGCAAGATACAATCTTTTTTGAAGATATGTTTACTCCCGGAATTGAGGCATTGCCCTATATTATGGATCAAGTAAGTTTTGAGTATCAACCTCGAATCTTTGTACGTTGTCTTGCACAGACAATTGACCCGGATGATTTTGTTCATGTATGGGATATGCAAAAGTGGATGGGGTTGTATGAGAAGATGACAGATCAATTTGTTACGGGTGTACTTGCATCTAACGAAGAGATGGTTGCTCATATGAAAATTGCAGGATGGGAAGCACCAACCTTTAATATCTCTGGGCTTGCATTTGATAAAGATGAAGTTCGTGGTCGTGTAGCAACTCGTATTCCATTTAATGAGCGTAAACTTCGTGTAGTATTTGCTGCAAGATTCGATCAAGAAAAACAACCTGATTTCTTTATGGATTTAATTGAAAGATATCATACAATTAATCCCAATGTGGAATTTGCTGTTTTATCGGGCGGCCCTTTACGTAGTAATAACGAAAAGTATTTGACTCGCGCACGCGCATTGGAAAAGACTCATAATTTTAAAATATATGAGAATCTTAAGAAGAATGAATACTATGAATTGCTAGGTGATTCCCGAGTATTGTTTAATTGTGCATTGCAGGATTGGGTAAGTAATACTGCATCAGAAGCAGATGCACTTGGTACAAATTGTTTGTATCCTGCATATAGATCATTCCCAGAAACATTTGCCAATGATCGTGAATGTCTCTATATCCCATGGTCACAAGATGATGCAGTATTTAAATTAAATACATTGTTGTTTCAAGAGCGAGCAAATTTAGGTAAATTGTCTGATTGGACAGCTGGTACTATTGATCGTTGCTTAGATATTATGTTTGAAGATAATTCTAAATGGTATCGTAGCGGTAAGGATTACAGAGATTATGTTCCAGCAGCCAAGTACTAAATTAGTTGTAGTCACAGGTTCTGCCGGATATATTGGCGGCCAGACATGCATTGAATTAAAGAAAAAAGGTTATGAAGTTATTGGTATTGATAACAGACATAACGAACATCTTGATGCATTTCAAGATGAATATCTTCAGTGCGATTTTACAGATATGGAAGCATTTAGTCTGTATAAAAAGGTTTATCCTATAGCAATTATTCATTGTGCAGGAACAAGTCTTGTTGGTCCTAGTATGAAAAATCCTGGACAATATTTTCATAATAATGTATCTAAAACAAATTTACTTTTAGATTTTGTAGCAAAGCATATTCCAAAAACTAAAATTATTTTTAGTAGTAGCGCATCTGTATATGGTGAACCCAGGAACAAAACTCCTTTGAGAGAAAACGATAAAGTTGATCCTATCTCTCCATACGGCGAATCAAAATTAATGGTTGAACATTTGTTAGAATGGTATCATAGATGCCATAATATAAATTATACAGCATTTAGATATTTTAATGCTTGCGGCGCGGATGAAGATGGACATCACGGCCAAGAACCCGGTGCAACTCATATCTTTGCTAAACTATTTGAAGCAGTTAAAAACAAAACTGAATTCACTTTAAATGGTGCAGACTATAACACACCCGACGGAACTTGTATTAGAGATTATATTCATGTTCAAGATATTGCACTTGCACACATAAAAGCTATTGACAAATCTAATCAAGGCATATATAATTTAGGGATGCTTCAGGGCCATTCTAATCTTCAAATTCAGTTATTAGTTGAAAAACTTACTAATACTGAAATTGTTACATTTATTAACAGACGACGCGAAGGTGATCCTCCATCGTTAGTTGCTGATAGTACAATGTTTAAACGCATTGCTGGTTGGACACCCAATTATAATATGGATGATATTTTAGAATCATTAAATAAATGGTACAACTCCCAGACATATGATGCTTTAACAAAACAGCGGTCTTACTCGAACATTCACCCCGCTTTATAAATTCTGCATGTCGTCAAACTTACTTAAAGAGGCAAGAGATGGCAAATAAAAAATTCTTCTCAACAAAAACATATAGACAAATAGGTCCCGTAGCTTATAGACAATGGCGTGCGGATTCTCATTGTAATTTAATTCATGGTTATGCTATGAGTTTTCACTTTGAATTTGAAGCAGATACATTGGATGCCCGTAATTGGGTAACTGATTTCGGTGGGTTACGACCACTTAAAGACAAGCTAGAAGAATGGTTTGACCACACTCTACTAGTTGCACAAGATGATCCAATGCGCGAACATCTATTGGAATTGGGTAGATTAAAACTAGCTAAGATTACAGAAGTAGAACGTACAGGATGTGAGGGGTTATCCGACTTCTTATATGAATATATTAACACAATCTTTTTACCTAATTGCGGTAGCGAAGAAGCTAAGCGAGTTTGGTGCTGCCGAGTAGAAGTTCGCGAGACTGATTCTAATATGGCAGGCCGTTCTGGTCATAGAGAAGACAACGAATTTAATTAATACATGAAACTTTGTTTATTAGGTGATACTCATTTTGGTGTTAGGAATGACTCTAAAGCATTTCACGCATACTATGAGAAATTCTATAGTGAGGTATTTATGCCTTATTTGTTAGAACACAAGATAGATACTGTAATTCAGTTGGGTGATCTATTTGATCGTAGAAAATATATTAACTTTAATTCTCTTGCAGAAGCAAGACGGTACTTCTTTGATCCATTAGAAGCAAACGGTATTAAACTTCTAACACTAATCGGCAATCATGATATTTTCTGGAAAGAAAGTCTTGATGTTAATTCGCCTGATCTATTATTAAAAGACTACGGTAATATTACAATCTATCAAGAGCCAGGTAAATTTGTATATGATAACATTACCTTTGACATTGTCCCGTGGATTTGTAAACAAAATGAATCAGATATTGCAACATTTATAGATCAAAGTTCTGCAGATTACTGTATTGGTCATTTTGAGATTGCAGGATTTCAAATGATGAAAGGTATCGACAATCATGAAGGCGTTGACCGTAGTTACTTTAAACAATATAAACAAGTAATAAGTGGACATTTTCATACCAAATCATCTGAAGGCAATATCACATACTTAGGTACTCCTTATGAGTTAACCTGGAATGATGAAAGTGATCCTAAAGGATTCTTTATATTTGACACTGAAACACATGGTATAGAATTTATACAAAATCCATATACAATTTTTACTAAGTTCTATTATGACGATGATAAATTTGATTCTGACACAATTGATGTATCTATTTTTGCCAGTCAACACGTTAAATTAGTTGTTGTTAAAAAGAAAGATTTTGTTAAATTTGAGAAGTTCATAGAACGAATCTATAAACAAGACCCATTAGAATTAAAAATTATTGAAGACTTTTCCGAATTTGAATCTGAAGCATTAGATGATTCTATTGATTTAGAAGATACTATGACTCTGTTATCTAATTATGTAGATAGCGTTGAGACTGATGTAGATAAAGAAAGACTCAAAACATTGCTAAAAACATTATACGTTGAAGCACAACATTACGAACAAGCATGATTAGATTTACAAAGATCAGATGGAAAAACTTTCTTTCAACCGGCGGCCAATTTACGGAAATTGATTTTGAGAGTTCGCCATCAACTTTAATTGTCGGTGAAAACGGTGCAGGTAAAAGTACTATTCTCGATGCTATTTGTTTTGTATTGTTTAATAAACCTTTCAGGAATATTAACAAACCGCAATTAATGAATACAATCAATGGTAAAAATCTTATTGTTGAGGTTGAATTTAGTATTGGCAAGAAAGACTACAAAATTATTCGTGGAATGAAACCGGGTGTATTTGAAATATACTGCGATGGTGACATTCTTAATCAAGATGCAGCCGCAAAAGACTATCAGAAATATCTTGAAGAAGCAATTTTAAAATTAAATTATAAATCATTTACACAGATTGTTATACTTGGATCTGCTTCATTTACGCCTTTTATGCAATTGGCATTGGGTGTTAGACGTGAAATTATTGAAGACATTTTGGATATACAAGTCTTTTCGGTAATGAATTCCGTGTTAAAGGATAAGTCTTCTGATTTAAAATCTAGAATAACTGACATTGAAACTGTTATTGAAATAGGTAAAAACAAGGTTAAATTACAACAACAATATATTGCAACACTCGAAAGTGATAAGCAAAAGAAAGTAGACGATGTACAAAAGCGAATATCTGAAACGAATGCAGAGATATCACAACTTAATGCAGGAATGTTGGAACAGCAAGAAAAAGAAACGGGTTGTAAATCCTCTATATCTGACGCCGATGAGAAGCGCAACAAGCGTACGGAAATGGGAGCTTTGCTTAGAAAGCTTTCCGAAAGAATTACTACTCAAGAAACAAGCATACAATTTTACCACGACAATGATGTTTGTCCAACGTGTAGCCAGAATCTTGACGAACATCTCAAAGGATCCGCAATCGAACTTCATACACATAAACGTGAAGAAGTCCAATCTGCGATTGAATCCCTTACCTCGCAACTTGAAGGTATTGAAACTAGACTTAATGAGATTGATGCGGTCGAAAAGAAAATCTCTGAACATAAAAGCAACATCATTACCTACAGTTCAAAAATCATTGCGGCGCAAAATTATATTCAAAAGTTACAAGCGGACCTGGCAGGCAACACTAATGATACGGCAAACATTGAGGATGAAACGGGTAAACTTAAAACCCTGGCCAAAGAAGTTGTAGGCGCAGCCGGAGAAAAGAGCAAATTATCGGAAGATAAACATTATTTAGATATTGCTGCAATATTATTAAAAGACACAGGTATTAAAACAAAGATCATTAGACAATACTTACCTGTTATAAATAAATTAGTAAACAAGTATTTAACGGCAATGGATTTCTTTGTTCATTTTGAACTAGATGAATCCTTTAATGAAGTAATTAAATCTAGACACAGAGATGAGTTTAGTTATGCTTCATTTAGTGAAGGCGAAAAGCAAAGAATTGATTTAGCATTATTGTTTACATGGCGTACTATTGCGAAGATGAAAAACAGTGCAAGTACAAACTTGTTATTGTTAGATGAAGTGTTTGATTCTTCATTGGATGCAAACGGTACAGACTATGTTATGAATTTGTTAAATACTATAGGTGACGATACAAATGTATTTGTTATATCGCATAAAGGCGATCAATTAATAGATAAATTTAAGTCGGTTATTAAATTTCAAAAGTATCAAAATTTTAGTAGAATAGTATGATAGTATTAAGAAAAGACAAATTAGATTTGGTAGAACCATCTGCCAAGATAATGCATACCGCACCGCAACCTTTTAATTTTGAAGCAGATGGTGATAGTGCGCAAAGTGTTACAAATGTTTTATTTGAAAGAATGAAACAATTGGGGGGCGTGGGTCTAAGTGCAAATCAAGTAGGGTTAGACATGCGAGTATTTGTAATGGGTTTAGGCGAACTTAAAATTGCAGTATTCAATCCTATTATAATTAAATATAGTAAAGAAGAAGAAGTATTCAACGAAGGTTGTTTATCTTATCCCGGTATTATGTTGGCTATTAATAGACCAACTAAAATTACAGCCACCTATCAAGATGAAACTGGCAAATTTGTTGAACAAGATTTTAATGGATTAACTGCTAGAATATTTCAACATGAATATGACCATATGAATGGTACTGATTACACACAGCGAGTATCTAAATTTAAATTGGATTTTGCTAAAAAGAAATTCGAAAATAAGCGTAAAAAGATTATTAAAAAATACGCAGTAAAAACAATGATAGAGGCATTAAATGACAGTAAAGATTCCAACTGAATATAATGATACATTTGATTTTGGTTTTACAGCAGTAGAATCAGAAGAATCTATAGTTGAAAAACCGGTAGTTAATACCGCACCAATGATAGATGGATTATCCGCGGTTGAAGATAAAGTATCTATTATATTAAATAAAATCGATTATCTAGAAGAGATAATTAAAGCTGGTGGTGGAATTAATAATTTTGATATTGATACATATAAATCATTAGTTGAAAAAGATGTTAATGATAAATTAAAAAAGGTTGAAGCATTAATAATGCCATTGTTAGCTAATTTATTAAAAAATCCAGATAAAGATTTTATTAAATGGCCTAATAGAAAACCAATTATTGAAGCACAAATATCCAAAATATTGGCTATAACTAGACCATCTGAATAATATAATGTTTTTATTTAAAAGGAAAAAAGTAGTATTAGACTGTTTCACATCTGATTCATTTGCGTATGAATATACACCAATATCTCGTGCAATAGATTTTTATCCAGAATGGTGGAATAATATAGATAATACGTATACTATAAATAGTACTAATGTATCTACAATGAAACATTGTAGAGGATTTATTGATCTATATAAAGATTCAATTATTATACCGTTTTGGGGAAAATTAAAAATTGATGTTTCTAATAATATTAAAAAACAAATAAACTGGGAATCTAATTATGATATTTATACTAAACAACCAATACTGATACATAATGAATTAGAATATAAAGGTTTTACTGATAATTCTTATCAGCATATGAAAATTATTAGTCCGTGGAGATGTAGAACAAATAAATATGTAAAATTTATATTAACAGATCCTCTTTATAATAGAACGGACTTAACTGAATATAATGTTTTACCCGGTGTCTTAGATTTTAAGTATCAAAACTCTACTAATATTAATATAATGACTGAATATAAAAATGTTGATAGAGTTATTAGATTTGATCCATTAAATCCTGTGGCAATATTAACACCAATTACTGAAGAAACTATTGTAATTAAAACACATTTAATTAGTTCTACTGAATTTGAAAATTTTGGGTTATCTAGATTAATTTCAAACTTTGATAATTTGAAGAAGTATTCAAAAACTAAATTATTTTTAAATGAGCATGATAATCGAACCAAATCAAGATGTCCGTTTGGTTTTGGAAAATAGGCAAAAAAGTGCTTGACCTTTGTTCCTAAAGGTGTTATAATATAGCATCAGCAAGGAAATTTATGGCACTAGCAAACTCAAAATCAGTACTCGCAAAGTTACTCGCACAAGAGAACATCACTGTCGAGCATCGCAAAACACAAACCGCATACTTTGATCCCAAGAATCGTGTTCTTGTTCTTCCAATCTGGAAAGACATGAGCACTGATCTGTATGACTTACTTGTAGGTCACGAAGTAGGTCATGCTTGGGAGACTCCTGCCGAGGGCTGGCACAATGCCCTTCAAGCACACAAGCGAGGTTTTAAATCTTATCTTAATGTAGTAGAAGATGCTCGTATTGAACGATGTATTAAGACCCGCTATCCTGGTCTGCGTTCATGTTTTTATAAAGCATATAGCGAATTAGCAGACAAAGATTTCTTTGGTATTGCAGAACGTGAAATCTCAACACTTAATTTAATTGATCGTATCAATCTTCACTTCAAGATTGGTCCTTTCCTTGCGGTTCCTTTTAATACAGAAGAACAATTCTATGTTAAACAAATAGAGAACCTTTCAAATTGGGATGATGTAGTCCGTGTTGCTACAGAATTGTATAATCGTCGCAAAGAAGAACTGGAAGAAGAATACGAAGACAACAGACGTCGAGGTGGTCTCGGTGAGATTCAAGACTATGAAGAAGGCGATGAGTATAATGAATATGATTCTGAGTATAATCGTGAAGAAGATACAATGGCAGACGATGATGCTGGAGGTGTCGGTGCAGGTGGGGAACCAATCTTTGATCCGAAGTCATTGACGGATGAAGAATTCCGCAAGCGTGAATCTGAATTAGTATCCGATGAAATCAAACCATATCGTTATGCTACATTGCCTTTAATTAATACTAAAGATTTTATTATACCTCACAAGAAACTTTATGCTGAAACAGATTGGCAAATTATTGATGACGACTACGGCGCAGCTGATCCAATGTTTGTTGAATATAATGTTCCTGCAGGTGACATATTATATTCGGAATACAAACAGACAAACTCTAAATTTATTCAATATCTTGTAAAAGAATTTGAATTAAAACGTAATGCGGCACAATTTGCCAGAGCGCACGTTGCTAAAACAGGTGAGCTTGATATTGATAAAGTATTTGCTTACAAATTTAAGACAGATTTATTCAAGCGTGTTACTGTTGTTCCTGGTGGTAAGAATCATGGCATGGTAATGTTTATTGATTGGTCTGGTTCAATGACTGATATTATCAAACAAACAATTGAACAGACTTTGGTACTTGCAGATTTCTGCAAGAAAGTAAATATCCCATTCCGAGTATTTGCTTTTTCAGACTCAGACCAAAACAATAAGAATAAAGATATTCTTGCTATTAGAAAAACTAAATACTCACAACGCATTGGTGATTTATCATTAGAAAATTATAGTACATATATGATGGAATTGTTATCTAATACTATGACAAGTTCGCAATATCATTATGCGCAGAAACGATTATTACAAGTTGGTCATGTATTTGGTCGTATTCATCGTAGACATTATGTCCCACATGGATGGAATTTAAGCGGCACTCCTTTAAATGAGGCATTGGTATTTGCCAATTATTATATTCCAGAATTTAAAGAAATGCATCGATTAGATATTGTAAATACAATTGTATTGACTGACGGTGAAGCAAATGAGACTGAAGAAATTATTGCGTCTGATGGTCGTCGTAGACATATGAATTCTGTATATTCAATTGGTTGGAAAGGTAAAGCAAATACTGTTATTACAGATAAACAAACTGGCAAAACCGGATTTGCTAAACCAGGTCAACCGTTAACAGCTGCTCTTTTAGACTTATTAAAGAATAGAACTGGAACTAATTTAATTGGATATTATATTCTAAGTGGTGTTTCTAAATATCGTATTAATGGATTTATTCAGGGTCAAGGTATTATTAATGAAGATACTCAAAATATTATTCATAAAATAAAGAAAGAAAAGTTTTATGCGATTAACTCTTATGTTTATGATAAATATTTTCTGGTCAAATCAGACGATTTAAATATTAATGACGAAGAATTAAAGGTAAAATCAGATTCTTCTAAAAAGGATATTTTAAAATCATTTATGCAAAGTCAAAAATCAAAGATCGTGAACCGCGTACTTTTGAACAAGTTTATTGCAGAAATTGCTTGACATCAAACGAAAACGGTGTTATAATTAATTGTTGAACAAACATTTTTAGGACTATATTATGAATTCTACTGACCTCCAGAAAAAACAGCTTGTATCTGATCTGATTCAAGCATTCGGCAAAACAGCATCCCGCAAAGATGTAATTGCATTCGTCAAGCAAAAAGACGTTAAGATGCCCAATTGGTTAATTAATGGCGCAACATATCGAGCAGCTCGTGGCCTAATTAATCTTGACGCATTTGGTAGTGATAAAGTGAACAACATCCCAGCAACCCCTGCTCCTGAGATTGAGGCATTGCCTGCATTACAAGCTCAGGTTGTACAACTCCGACAAAAACGTATGGTATCAGAAGTAGAAGATTTGGTTCCTATTAAAGACACAAATTATGTACCATTTGGTTTTTATAAAGATCTAGAGTCAATTATTAAATCTAAAGTGTTTTATCCTGTATTCATTACTGGTCTTACTGGTAATGGTAAGACTACAATGGTCGAACAGGTTTGTTCTAAATTAAAGCGTGAGTGTGTTCGTGTTAACGTATCAATCGAGACTGATGAGGATGATCTTGTAGGTGGTTCTACATTGATTGACGGTAACGTAACATTCCGAGAAGGTCCTGTTATTCTAGCTATGCGCCGTGGTGCTGTTTTGTTGATTGACGAAATTGATCGTGGTTCAAATAAATTGATGTGTATTCAGGGTATTCTTGAAGGCAAGCCATACTTCAATAAAAAGAATGGCGATGTAATTCATCCTGCTTCTGGGTTTACGGTTATTGCTACAGCAAATACTAAAGGTCAAGGTTCAGATAGCGGCAAGTATATTGCAGCACAGATTCTTGACGAAGCATTTTTAGAGCGTTTCCCAATTACAGTAGAACAAGAATATCCTTCTGCTAAGGTTGAGCGTACTATTATTATGAACAACATGGAACAGCATAGTTGTGTGGATGAAGAATTTGCTGACAAACTTGTAACATGGGCTGAGGTTATTCGTAAAACATATCTTGAAGATGCGGTTGACGAATTGATTTCTACTCGACGTCTTGTTCATATTGTAAAGGCATTCTCGATGTTCCGAGATCGTCAAAAGGCAATTGAACTTTGTGTTAACCGTTTTGATGCAGATACAAAGAATGCGTTCTTGGATTTGTATAAGAAGATGGAAGCACCTGCAGAAGAACAAACAGTTGCACCGATTCAAGAAAACAATATGGATGAAGATATCCCATTCTAACATAAATTAATTTAACCGAAGGGCACAGTAATGTGCCCTTCTACCTTTATCAGCATATAAATAATATAATATTATTAATTCATTATAGGGATTGAAATGAAGACAGCATTAATTACTGGCATCACAGGCCAAGACGGATCCTATCTTGCAGAACTATTACTCGAAAAGGGTTATATGGTTCATGGCATTATTAGACGTAGTTCGTCAATCAACACAGGTCGCATCGACCACATCTATAGTCATCCCAATTTAAAATTGCACTACGGTGACGTAACAGATTCATTGTCTATTATGAACATACTTAAGAAGTATGAGCCAGATGAAATCTATAATTTAGCAGCACAAAGTCATGTTAAAGTTTCTTTTGAAACACCTGAATATACTGCACAAGTTGATGCATTGGGCACATTAAAGATCCTCGAATCAGTTAGATTGTTGAATTTAGAAAAGAAAACTAAAATCTATCAAGCATCCACATCAGAGCTTTATGGTCTAGTACAAGAAATACCGCAAAAAGAAACAACCCCGTTTTACCCGCGCTCACCCTATGGCGTAGCTAAACTTTATGGATATTGGATTGTTAAAAATTATCGCGAGTCTTATAATATGTTTGCTTGTTCTGGCATCTTATTTAATCACGAATCTCCTCGTCGTGGACATAATTTTGTTACAAAGAAAATTGTAAATGGGATTGAAGCAGTAAGTGCAGGACGTCAAGAATGTTTATATTTGGGCAATATACATGCTAAACGAGATTGGGGTCATGCAAAAGACTATGTGAAGGCAATGTGGTTAATGTTGCAACAAGATATCCCCGACGATTTTGTTATTGCTACAGGTGAACAATATTCAGTAAAAGAATTTGTCGAACGATGCGCACCATTTTTTGGATTAAAAATTCGATGGGAAGGCGCAGGCCTTAACGAAGTAGGTATTGACACTATAACCAATAAAATTGTTGTTCGTGTGGATGAAAAATATTTCCGCCCTGCAGAAGTTGAAACTTTATTGGGAGATTCTACAAAAGCTAGCAGTGTGCTGGGTTGGGTTCCTGAGCATTCTTTCGATGATCTTGTTCACGACATGTGTATGAATTTTAGTTGAGGATAATATGGAAAAAAATAGTAAAATATTTGTTGCGGGTCATAATGGATTGGTAGGTTCAGCAATTGTACGAAAATTAAAATCCGAGGGATATAATGATTTAATTCTTAGATCTAAAGCAGAATTGGATTTGAGAGATCAACTGGCAGTTAAAAAATTCTTTAGTTTAGCAAAACCAGATTATGTTTTTTTAGCTGCAGCAAAGGTTGGCGGCATTAATTGGAACTGGACTAATCCTGGTGAATTTATTTATGATAATCTGCAAATACAAACTAATGTTATTGATGCAGCATATCGCAATGCCTGCAAAAAATTATTATTTTTAGGTTCTGCTTGTATATATCCTAAGGTTGTTCCTCAACCTATTAAAGAAGAATATTTGTTAACAGCACCACTTGAACCTACAAATGAAGGATATGCTTTAGCAAAAATTACAGGTTTGCGTATGTGTGAATATTATAGACGCCAATATGGGTTTAATGCTATCAGTTTAATGCCTGCTAATCTATATGGACCTAATGATAATTTTATTCCAGAACACGGCCATGTAATTCCTGGTATTATAACTAAGTTATATAATGCTATGCAAAAGGGTGAAAAGAGTATTGAATGCTGGGGCGATGGCACACCTACAAGGGAATTCTTATATGTAGATGATCTTGCGGATGCTTGCTTCTGGACAATGCAAAATTATGATAAAGCCGAATTTATTAATGTGGGTAGCAATGAAGAACTTACAATTAGAGATCTTGCTGAAAAATTAAAAGACGCAATGGGTTTTAAAGGTGATATTATTTGGAATACAGATAAACCAAATGGCACACCTAGACGCAAAATGGATAACAGCAAATTAAAAGCACTTGGCTGGTCTGCAGATGTAACCTTTGATGAGGGTCTAAAGCGGACTATTGAATGGTATAAAAAGCAAAAAGGTATGATATGAGATGGCCTTTAATGGGTGAGACAATCACCTTTACTGATAGATTAAAAATGGCACACTTTGCTTTAACAGCAAAGAAATTTACCTTTGGCGAAAAAGTAAAACAATTTGAAAACGAATGGAGCGACTGGCTAGGTGCAAAACATTCGTTATATGTATCCAGCGGAAGTACCGCAAACTTCTTGTTGGTTGCTGCTATTAAAGAATTATATAAGTTAAAAGAAGGCGACAAAGTATTGTTACCTGCCTGTACCTGGATGACCAATGTGGCACCTATTATGCAACTTGGCCTTACTCCTGTATTCTGCGATATCAATTTAGATAATTTTAGTTTCGATGTAGAAGAAGCCAAATTAATCGCAATTAAACACGAAATTAAAGCAGTGTTTATTACACACCTATTAGGGTTTTCTGCAGACAATGAAGCGATTAAACGCATATTTCCTCGAGCATTAATTATAGATGATGTATGCGAATCACATGGATGCCAATCACCATACGGTGAAAGGCGCGGCGCAAATAGTTTAGGTGCAACATTCAGTTTCTATTTTGGACATCATATGTCTACAGTTGAGGGCGGTATGGTTTCTACTAATAATACTAAACTATATGACCTAATGAAGATGAAGCGCAGTCATGGAATGGCAAGAGAATCTCTTAATTTTGCAGATTACGCCAATAAGAATCCAAACATTGATAAACAATTTCTATTTGTTACTGATGGATATAATTTTAGAAACCATGAAATTTGTGCAGTGCTTGGTATATCGCAATTAAAGCGATTGGATAAAATGATTGAAATTAGAAACAACAATCATAAATTATTTGTAGATATTATTGACAAATATCCCAATCTGTTTTATAATATTAAAAATCCCAAAACAATTAGTAGTTTCTGTTTACCATTCATTTGTAAATCTAATGAGATTATGTTAGCAATGAAAGATACCTTTACCCAACACGGTATTGAATACAGACCAATTGTTGCGGGTAATCTATTAGCACAACCGTTCCTTAAAGATTATACTATTGAATCTAATAAGAAGCGAACCAATGCAGATATTCTTCATACCCAAGGTGTGTACGTTGGTAATAACCATTTTGTTACAGACAAAGATATGAACTTTTTAAACAAAGTAGTCGGAGAAATTAATGAAAAATTTAGGTGAGAGTATTGAGGATATTATAAAAAGAACAGTCGACGATGTTTTAGACAACACTCGAGATTATGGTCTACCAGATTCTAATTATATTGCAACAGATAACCTCGGTGAAGTAATTGAAAAATTAGCAATCATCCATATTAGAATGTGGATGTTAGAGGATGCGATACAAGCAGCAACTTCTGATACAGAGATTGCAGAACTAAAACGTAAATGTGATATTTGCTTTAAAGTCAAACGTCCAAAATATGTTCAAGCAATTAACGCATTGGTTGACGATGCAATTGTGAATAACAAGTCTTTGAGAGAAGATTCAGTAAAATTATACAAAGGTGTTAATAATGAATAAAATTGTTTTCTTTAATCACTTCCATAAAGGCGATCTTCATACGCATAAGGAATTTATTCGTCATATTCAATCTGAACTACCCAATGTAGCATTTGAATATCTGCATAATAATGCAGCAAAATTGACCGCTGAACTTGATATTCCTTTGATAGGCGCACCGTCTGATTTAGATAATAAAACTCCTTTTTACTTAGATGAAGATGCGTTGTATATTAATACGTGGGTTGGATGCAATTGGGATATATTCTGTAAGTATGGTGGTATCAATATGAATACGTTATACGAGCAATGGGAAAAAATCGTAGAACAAATCAATGAAGTATTTGAAACAAGTATTAAATTACATAAAGAAAAAGAACAATACTTACCAAGAATTGCTTATAATGCTTTAAGCACTGCGGGTGTAGATAATTATGTTAATTCTACAATAGGCGTTAAAAAAATATTGTTATGTAATAATGTGCCTCAATCAAATCAATCTTTTAGTTCTGAGATGAGAGAATATATTTTGCCTTTTGCAGAAATGTATCCAGATACACATTTTATTTGTACCAATAAATTTGATACCGATGGAAATAATAATATCTTTTTTACTGGCGATATAATTGGTCCTGTTCAAGATGGAGATTTACAAGAAATTTCTTATTTAAGTACTTACTGTGATGTTATTGTAGGAAAGAACTCGGGTCCATATGTATTCTGTGAGACTTATGATAATTATATGGATGATAATAAAACATTCTTATCATTTAATACTAAGCATTTAGACTATGAAGATATACACGAAACTATGTCACGTGATTTAAAAATCAACTGTAATTATATGGCAATACCTATTTTCAATAATAAAGAATTGACGGACAAAGATCACGAGAATATCATGGCAGCTCTTAATGAGGCGCTTGCATGAAAAAGTTGTCTATTGGATTTACCGATACGCACGAGCATCTAGCTGCGTTTTTTATATACCTGCTAGGTACTCGGTATGAGGTAGAGATTATCGACATTAGAAAAGGAACACCTGATATTCTTTTATTCGGTGACGATAATTTTGGTAAACGCAATTTAGATTTCTCCAGAAAAGATTGTATCAAGTTATTCTATACTGGAGAAAATCGTAGACCAGAAAACTTTGATTGTGATTATGCTATCAGTTTCGATCACAACTTTGAACCTTGGCATTATAGATTGCCCCTGTATGTAGTCTATATGTGGGCATTAGAACATATACATGAAACAAAATTTGATTACAATTATATCTTTAATCCCGAGATTAAAGAGAAAACAGACTTTTGTTCTTTTGTAGTATCTAATCCTAATTGTTCTGAGCGCAATGAATTCTTTAAACAGCTACACGCAGAAAAGCATGTTGATAGTGCAGGAAAATTATATAATAACACATCTGCAAATTTAGTAGGTGAAGCAGCTAAGATTGAATTTCTTTCTACACGAAAATTCAATATTTGTTTTGAACCTTATTCACATCCCGGGTATGTAACGGAGAAAATTCTACACGCATTTTATGCAGGTACAGTTCCTATTTACTGGGGAAGTGAAACAATAAGTTCTGATTTTAATCCCGACGCATTTGTTAATGTGCATGACTTTGATAGCTATTATGATGTAATTAAACATCTCGCATATTTAGATAGTAACAAAGAAGCATACGATGCAATGGTAAATGCTCCTAAGTTTAGAAACGGAATTCCTCCTTCATACATAATGCTCGACAATTTCCTAAATTGGTTTGATGCTGTTGTTTATAATAAAATCCTTAAACGATGAAAATACAGACATTTATTTTCAACTGGCGCGGCCAGTATGAAAAGACAAAAGAAAAGCAAAAGCAACTGAGTGCCATTGGGGTTGTTCCTGTCGTTATTAATAGTGACGACAATCACCGTGAGGA